CACAGTCCTAGAGGGCGTGGCAGTTCACCTAGCACAGTCAACTTAGGATCGCAATTTGGGTTTTCTACCTCTACGTATGATGTTGGTGATTTTGATGCCATTAGAGTCCAAATCAGCCTGTTGTAAAAACCTAGGCAGTGACATACCTTCTATTTCTACCACACATGTATGTGCAAATGTAAATTTTTGATTGGTATTCACATCCAGGGCTGTTATTTGGCCCTGGGCAGTGATCCGCTCGACTACTAGCCTACGCAATATTTTGTGTTCATTTGTTTGAACTCCCACCCAGGTACCTTTGCCCACAAGATTCTGGGAAACCAAATTAAGCAAAATCAACTCACAGTCTCCACATCCAAGAGACAGTCCCACAACACTTGCTGGTGAGATTCAGCGTGGGCCAAACTTAAAAAATCCAACTTGATTTGGTTGGTGTCTTTGCAAACACTAGCCAAAACCCTTCCACCTTCTTGCAGTTTACCAAACAAAATCTCTTTGCTCATGGGCTTTTTAATATGTTGATCCAAACAACGTTGCAACGGTCTAGCTCCCAAGGCAGAATCAAATCCATTTTTGATCAACCATTCCTGCGCCAAATGGTCCACAACCACATGAATGTTTTTGGGTTTACACAAATCATTCAGCTCTAAAATGAACTTGTCTAGTATATGTTGCATTGTGCCAGGTTCCAACTTGCCAAATGTGATCAAACCATCCAACCGATTGCGGAATTCAGGAGCAAAAAACCTATTCACAGCCTGTGTGGCATCTGTAATTGGCTGACTACGGCCAAAGCCCAGTGCATTGCGTTCCATTAGGTCAGCTCCCAAATTGCTGGTAAAAATCAAAATCGTGTTTTTTACACTCACAGACTGTTGATTGCTGCTGGTGATCACACCATGATCCATGGCTTGCAAAAACACATTGCACACATCTGGATGTGCTTTTTCTACTTCATCAATCAACAGCACGCATTGAGGTGTTTGTTCCAAAGCGTTGATCAATGCACCACTACCAGTTTGTCCATCAGCATAGCCCACATAACCTGGTGGGCTTCCAATCAACCTGCTCAGGCTGTGTTTTTCTTGGAACTCGCTCATGTCAAATCGCACAAAAGCATAATCTAAATTTTCTGCTAGCAAACGGGCTAATTCGGTTTTACCCACACCACTGGGCCCACTAAACAAAAAACTGCACATGGTTTTGTGACTGTCACGCAAACCACTTTGTGCCATCCATACACTTTCAACCACTTGAATTACTGCCTTGTCTTGGCCAAACAGTCTGCTTTGTAGATTTTGCAAAAGATTTTCTGTAGCTGATGATTTTTGTTGTGTGATGGTTTCTGGATTGATGCCTGTGATCTTGCTCAATTGCTGTTGCACATTTTCCACTGTCACACAAGCTGTTTCGCTCAGCTTGACAGCAGCACCAGCAGCATCCAGCAAATCCAATGCTTTGTCTGGCAAATATTTGTTGGTTATGTATTTCACACTCAAGTCCACACATGCTTGCGCACATTGTGGATGATAGTTTACATTGTGGAACTTTTCATAAATGGGCACTAGAGCTTCCAGTATTTTTTGTGCGTCTTGCGGATTGGGCTCTTGAACGTCTTGCTTGACAAACCGTCTGGCAAGAGCTCTATCTTTCTCAAAATACTTGCGATATTCTTCATGTGTGGTGCTGCCAATCACACAAATTTCTCCTCTACCCAGTGCAGGTTTGAGAATATTGGCCACATCCATGCTGTTGTTGCTGCCACCACTGCCTGCGCCCATGATCATGTGAATTTCATCAATAAACAAAATCACGTTAGGCAGTTGTCGTAACGCAACCAGCAGTTGCTTCATCCTATCTTCAAAATCACCCCTAAATTTGGTGCCAGCCACTATGCTGCTCACATCCAAACTCCAAATCTCATTGTGCCAAAGCAGAGGCGACACTTGTTTTTGTTCAATCAATTGTGCGAGACCTTCCACAATCTGAGTTTTGCCAGTACCAGGGTGTCCCACCAACAACACATTGTTCTTGTTTTTGCGCGCCAGCGTGTGAACAATCTGTTTTACATCTTGAACTCTGCCAATCAGGGGGTCTATTTTGTTTTGCTGCGCACGTCTGTTGAGATTGATTGCAAATTGGGCAAGTATAATTTTGGCTTGATCAGGAGTGATCTGCTGGTCTTGATCCTGACTGTTGGTTGTTATAGTTTCCATGAAGTTGGCTTTGTTTATACCATGCACATTGAGTACATACACTGCCCAGCTGTTTTGAGTGTTGAACATGGCCACCACAAGATCAACTTCATCCAATTCTTGTTTGTTCATGAACATGCTTTGAGTTTTGGCTTGTTTGACCAATGTTTTGACAGTGCCAGTATATTTGGGCTGATATCTGATTTCACCCATGAGTGCATGCTTGTGGGTATCTTGCAAAAAATCATGCAAATCTTGTGTGATTTTATTTACATTCTTGCCCATGCCCTTGAGCACTGATGCCAATTGTGGTTGTTCCAAACAGCTCATGAGCACATGTTCAAGGGTAACATACTCATGTTGGTATTCTACAGCCAAATCAAAACTTCGATTGAGTATTTTTTCAATACTAGTGGGATTGGTGCTGCTCATATGCTTAGCTCCTATAAAGATGGGGTCTATTTGATCCAGCTTTGGATCGTGCTAATTTGCTGTGGTGTGAGACTTTTGGGCATGGGTATGTTGAGTCTGATCAAAAGGTCACCACGGCTGTTTGATCCTGAGGTCAAGGGCATACCTTTGTTGCTCACTCTCAACACTGTGTTGGGATTACACAATGCTGGAATGGTAACTTTCACTTGTTGATTACAAATGGTTTGGATTATTTTTTCAGTGCCCACTAAACTTTCCCAAATAGTCAATTCTAGAGTGGTGATCAAATTAGCTGCTTGTCGTTCAAATTTGGGGTGAGGTTGTATGTGCACTATGATGATCAGATCTCCAGGAGGAAGATTGGCATTATTACGAGATCCATTGCCTGGATAACGCAGCCGTGTGCCGTGTTCTATGCCAGAAGGAATGTTAATGTTCAATTGGGTGGTTTGTTGGTTGCTGTTGGTCCATTGCACTGGCATGCTTGTGCCAACAAAAGCATCTTCCAAAGTGATGGTTAACTGAACTACCTGATCAGCATTGCGCATGGGTCTAGACTGGGCAAATGGATTGAATCCTCCCCTAGCAAACAAATTTTCAAAAATGTCATTGATATTGCCACCAAAATTAGCATGAAATTCAAAAGGAGCTGACCCACCAGCATGATGCCATTGTTGAAATCCGCTGCCAAATGTTCTCTGTTGATCATATTGTTGCCTTTTGACACTATCACTCAAAATTTCGTAGGCTTGATTGATTTCTTTGAATTTTTGATCATTGCCCTGTTGTTGATTATCCGGATGATATTGTTTGGCCAGTTGGCGAAAAGCTTTTTTGATTTGTTCCTGAGTGGCTGATTCATCCACTCCAAGTATTTTATAAAGGTCCTGCATGGACAAAGTCTAATAAATTGTGCTCCACAAATCAAGCCCCTAGACAGTGCCACAAGATTGCTCAGGTGAACTGCTGTTGGTTTATTAGACCAACAGCAGGCTGCTTGATCCTAGTGGCTGACATTTCCCCCCTGAGTGAGATATCAGCCAGCACGATCAAGCAGGAAGCCACAGCCCTTTAGGGCGTGGTAGTACACATAATAGAGTCAAATGCCGTTATCCATCCAGGGACTCTAGCGCCCTGGCTTTCCGCGGCGGGACATAAATAGCATAAGGGAGAATTCTGCATGCAGCCAGTGTTGCAAATGTTATTGAGATATTTCAAACAAGCTGGTTTACTCAAGATGTTTTTGCATCTTGTGTGGCTGTGTTGTGTGTTGATTGTATGCAGTGTCACTTATATTGTGACTTTTCATTTTCCAGCTGTATACACAGCTTGGCAAAAAAGTCAAAGTATAGAGCACTTCAAACAAGAGTTGAGCACAACTGTTGCTATAGATTCCCACATCAATCAAGAACTACAACAGTTGTTGACTTCAATTCAAGCTGATCGTACCTATGTGTTTAGATATCATAATGGTGTGCCCAGTGTGGTTGGCATACCATTCATGTTTCACACCAACACACATGAAATTATTCGCGCCGGGGTGAGCAGAGTAATTTTGTTTCATCAACGCATACCCAGTAGTTTGAATGGTACCAGTCACTCCCAATTTGCCAAGAATCTTTGTGTGGTGTACAAAAATTTGGATAACACCCAAAACAGTTGGGGACATTGGTATTATGAAACCAGGCAGGCCAAAAGCATGATTAGATGCCCACTGTTTACCACACGTGGAGATATTCTGGGATTTGTAGGTGCAGACTGGTTGATAGAGCCCTCCAATTTATTACAACAAGAAATCGTGATCAAAAATAGTAGTGTAAACATTGCAAGAGCATTTGAAAAAAATTGACCAACCTACAAACTAGCCCACTATGTAGTAGTTCACAACTGAATCAGGTGGTCTAACTTGATTTCTTTGAATTCAACCAATCAGCCAAATAGACAACCATATGTGTTAGCTCATAAAATTGTCAATGTCAACTTTAAGCATTGTTTGTATAGATACAATCCACCATGAGAGGGCTGAACAAGCAGTTCTCCAAACTTGGGAATGTTTGAACCATACACAACAACCAGTGCAGTGCGTGTATTGGTTGAGTGATCAAATGTTCAGTATGGCTGGCCGCTTGCCCATTATTCATCACCCAATATCCAAAATAGAGAATTTCCCCTATGAGTACAATTATCATTGCTTACACACATTACCATGGTTGATTCAAGAGGATCATGTTTTAGTAGTGCAATGGGACGGCTACGCTGTGAATTCGCAGGCTTGGACACAAGAGTTTTTGTGTTATGATTATATAGGAGCTGTTTGGCCATCCTCACTAGCGCCAGTCCACTCCTCTGTGGGCAATGGTGGATTTAGCTTGCGTAGCAAAAGATTGTTAAATTGTTTAAAAAATCTACAAATAGACTATAATTATCCTGAAGATAACACCATCTGCATCCATCAACGACATGTCTTGCAAACCCAAGGAATAGTTTTTGCACCAGAAAACCTAGCACACCAATTTAGTATTGAGCAGTGTTGGAACAATTCATGGTTCACAAAAAGCTTTGGATTCCACGGATTGAATGCACTTGCTCACTACCCAAGACAACCCTAATTCATCTAAATTGTTTTTGTTCATAATCTATCAATATCCATTTATGATGTGTACTCAAATCCCGAGCTAGATCTATACGTGTATGGTCTCGTTTGTGATGGAAATACACTGGACCATTGATTTGATGCTGGAGTTGTTCCAACAAGTGCATGGGACTGCTGGTTACAACATGTATTTCTTGAGCATGCAATAAAGTGGGCACCCAATCAAAAATATTGTCACTGTGTAAATGTGGTACACAATCGGGCATTATGCGTACCCAGGGCATACAGTTTCCTTGTTGGCTTACAGATAAATCAATATCATATTTTTCACATTCACTACTGTAATCATGTAACAAAATATAATTTTGATGCAAATTCTGCAAGTATTGTAAAATTTCACTGCCACGAGGAGTGGCTTCTATATAAGGCCAGCACTGCCAGCGTGATTGATAATCCAATCCATACTGTTCGTATGCTCCTTGCATCCAAGCACTGCTGACAAAATACCACTCTTGCATGATAGGCAAAATATAACTGGCTCCCAGAGCCTGTTGTATGTGTTCCAATTGCTGTCGGTTGGGATCTGATCCAGCAGTGTTTGTGAATTTTTGATGATCCAACACTATAATGTTGGGACAGTGTTTGAACATATGACAAATACTAGTATAATGAGAAGTTCTACACAAAACATATGCTTTATCCACTCTTTGACTGATTTGATTGATTGCACCTGCTGCTATGATATGATCACCCAACCCCTGTCTACACCAAATGATCACTGATTGATCAAGCTTCAAACAATCTAAATCAAATTTGTCAATTACATATGTCATTGTCACCTACCTCCCGCCGCGGAAAGCCAGGCGCCTTTAGGCCCTGGATGGATAGCGGCTGTTTGAATAGATTATATAAATAGATTGATGAAACTACGATATCCCTAGTTATACCACTCGCTATCCATCCACTGGCTTGAAAGCCAGTGACCTTCCGCTCCAAGAGATAAACAAAAAATTTGTTTGGCAGTTTGACATGTGCAAACAACTGTCAGCTACTACGATCAAGCAGAAAGCCACAGCCCTTTAGGGCGTGGGAGTTCACATATGTCCTGAATAATTTCCCCTTAATTGCAATTCTAACACAATTACAGCAAAATTAAAATTAAGTTGACGGGGGACAAATGCAAATAGTTATACCAATGGGAGGAGCTGGCCGTAGATTTGTTCAAGCAGGTTACAGTCGTCCCAAACCATTTATTGAATTTCACCAGAGAACCATGATTGAACATGTTGTAGCTAACTTGGGTGTTCAAAATAAATTTACTTTGGTAGTTCAGCGTGAGCACTATGTTCAATACCATCATGTTTTTGACCAGATTAAAACGATGGTGGAATCTCTTGAGGTTGTGCTATTGGATCAATTGACCAATGGTGCGGCTGAAAGCTGTTTGATTGCCAAGTCTAGTGTGGAACAACATCAGCCCCTGATGATTGCCAACTGCGATCAGATAATGATTTGGAACCCACTACATTTTCATAACTGGTTTCTCAACAGTCCGTTGGATGGTGTGATTGTCACCTACTTTAGTCAGCATCCCAAAAACAGCTATGCCAAGGTAAATTCCCAAGGACTGGTAGTCAAAACTGTAGAAAAACAAGTGATTAGTGAACATGCTAGCAATGGAATTTATGTTTGGAAACAAGCACAAGATTTTTTTTCAGCAGCCCAACAAATGATTGATTTGGATATGAGAGAAAACAATGAATATTATGTTTGTCCTACATTCAATTGGAATATTGCCCAGGGTCATAAAATTGGTATCTATAAACTAAATGATGGGTGTCATTGGCCGATTGGTACTCCTGAAGATTTGTGTATATATTTGGATCAACACAGTCATGATTCCCAACCACGTTAACAGAAACTCAAATAGTTAGAACTCATCAGTCATGAAAATTTTTGACACACGTAAATTTATTGGAGGATGGTTTGTGGGAAATTTTGAACCCACAGCCTACAAAACACAAGTATGTGAAGTGAGTTACAAAACTCACTATGCTGGTGAAAAATGGCCAGCACATTATCATAAAATAGCTGACGAAATAAATTATTTGATTAGTGGGGTCATGGAAATAGGAGGGCAGAGACTGCAAGCACCAGTTGTTTTTGTTATTGCCCAGGGCGAAATTAGCACGCCAATTTTCCTCACAGACGTACAATTGATTGTAGTTAAACTACCCAGTGTACCCAACGACAAATATGAAGTCACCAATTAACTAAGTTAAACTGATCCATTTATCCTATTCCGAGGAACATCAAATGACCATGGATATTTACCAAGATTACAAAGATCTAGACAACTACTATTATGTATTATATCAAATTACCAGTTCAACAACTGTGCGAGAAGCTGCATACGATTTAGCAGTAGGCCAGTCTGTGGGAAATCCATCCATGAGAAGTGTGTGGGAAACTCCACAAATGATAGAAGATTATTGCTGCAAAATCTTGCAGGGGCCAGATCTTGACAAACCAACAGGATTAGTTGAAATTGGTTTCCCCCTAGCTAACATTGACTGGGCCACTGATGGTGTGGCCCAGTTGGTTTGTATGATCATGGGAGGAAACACTGATATTGATCGCATACGCCGCTGTCGTGCTCTCAGTCTAGAGTTCAGCCCAGCATATGTTGCTGCAAATTTCCAAAAACCCAAATACGGTCTTAGCGGGTTTCGTCAACTTACAGGGCAATACAATAAACCACTTTTTGGTGGCATTGTCAAGCCCAAGACTGGTATTACTCCACAACAGTTGTTGGACATAACCAAACAGCTGGTGGATGGTGGTGTTGATTTCATCAAAGAAGATGAAATCATGAGTAATCCAGCAATTTGTAGATTGGAGGATAGGGTGGAGCTTATCAGCAAATACATTCATAACACCAAGGTAGTTTACTGCTTTTGTATAAATGCTGATCCTGCATATATAGTGCCGAGGGCCAAATTTGTTGCACAAAACGGAGGTCGTGGTGTGCATATCAACGTTTGGAGTGGATTGGGTTCTTATAAGAGCATACGTGATCTTGATTTACCTCTTTATATTCATTATCAAAAGAGCGGTGACAAAGTGTTTACTCATCAACAAAACTATTTTTCCATATCTTGGCAGCTTTGTTGTCAACTGGCAGCGTGGTGTGGAGTTGATACTATACATGCTGGCATGTGGGGTGGTTACCTGTCAGATCCAGAAACAGAACTGCGTATGACAATGAAGATACTCACTGATGGAAATGTAACTCCAGCTTTAAGCTGTGGCTTGACAGCAGATTTAATCCCACCCATAGTTGAAAAATTTGGTGTAGATTGGCTAGCTAATAGTGGTGGTGGTATTCATAGCCATCCTCTAGGTACTGTTGCAGGGGCCAGACAAATAAGACAATCTGTGGACAAAATAACCAATTTTGTCCCTGGCAATTTTTAGAAATTGCTGTCTGCCGCGGAAAGCCAGGGAGATAAGAAAATGAAAGTTGCCTTGTGTTTTAGTGGTTTTCCTAGATATTTGGAAAGAACTGTCAGTTTTTGGAAAAACAGTATACTGGATCCCTATTGTGCTGACGTTTTTGTACATTGTTGGCAAACGCAAAATTATCAAATAAACTGGAAAACCCAACAAATTATCCAAAGAGCATACAACCCAATCATATTGACCATGGATTCTATGCCTGACTTTAATGTGAGTGGTTACACCGAACGTATTTGGCCTCACCGTACTAGTCCACAATCAGTGATCAGTCAATTCACCAGTGTTCAACGCAGTCAGCACTTGCGAAGGCAGTGGGAAATACAGCAGGGATTCAAATATGATGTGTGCATTAGGGCTAGATTTGACTGGTTTTTGGCTAGTGTGGATCTGGAAATTAATGATGCCATAAATTTGGCATACACCCCCACACTAGCAGGACACAAATTCCATTTTCACGGAATGGGGTGGGACTTGGTGGGAGTTAATGATCAATTTGCCTATGGCAACAGTGACAATATGACATTATATGGCGATTTGGTGGACAACATTCCTTTTTTATACAACTATCACAAGATTGATTTTTGTAGCGAATTGTTCGTGAGAGCACATTTGGCATATCATAACTTGCCAATTAAAGAACACACGTGGCATAATGGGATAGTTAGAGAAACACATATTATGCCTTGACTTTTAGAGGAAATATTGACCTTGCAGCAATAAATTGCCAACAATTCCACATGTTGTTAATAGCTCATAGAGGTTTATGGGAAGGTCCCAACAAAGATAGAGAAAACCATCCACAACAGGTGCTAGTAGCATTAGATTTGGGATTTAATGTAGAAATTGATCTTCGAATGAAGGACCATCAGTTGTATTTGGGACATGATTCATGTGATTACAAAATTGACAACAGTTTTTTGCTCAATCCACGTTTGTGGATTCATGCCAAAGATCTAGAAGCATGTAATTATCTCAATCAGATGTACATGACTAGTGCTAGATTGAATTACTTTTGGCATCAAGATGATTCTCGTGTTCTCACAAGCTGGGGTTATTGGTGGACACATCCACAGGCTCAGCTTACCACCTGGAGCATTGCTGTTATGCCTGAACATGTGATTGATCCTAAGAAATTGGTATCCTGGATAGCTGACAAACCATGTGTGGGTATTTGTAGTGATCATGTGGGGTTGTTCAAAAATTAATTTTGTTTTATGCCGCGGAAAGCCAGGGCGCCTTTGGGCCATGGATGGATAGTGGCTTGTGATTGAAATATTTTTTTGATACATATTGCATTTGTGTTAACCTCTATGTATAATTAGTATTAGTGATGTAGCAAGAGCCCTCGCGGGCTTGGAATATACCGGTAGCAATATCGCAGGGACTAGGGCAGGAAGTGCCCTGAGTCCGTAAAAAAATTTCACCTGTGGACCGGAACACACCAATGCCTAAACTCATTGGCTAAAGGTGAACTGGAATCTAGCAGGAAGCCACAGCCCTTAGGGCGTGGTACTTCACACAAGGAGTTAGTGTGCGTATCGCAGTTTATACCATTGCATTGGATGAAGCCAAGTTTGCACAAAGGTGGGCAGATAGTGTTAGAGACGCTGATTATCTGGTTGTTGCAGATACTGGCAGTACTGACAATACGCCTCAAATACTGACCAATCTCGGTGTCAAAGTGCACACAATTGGAGTGCGTCCTTGGAGATTTGATGATGCAAGAAATATTGCCCTCAGCTTGCTCCCCTCTGATTGTGATGTCTGTCTGAGCATGGACATGGATGAATTGATGGCCCCTGGTTGGCGCAATGAGCTGGAAAAATCCTGGATCCCAGGAGCCACTCGTTTGAGATATACCTATGTGCACAGTTTTGACCATCTGGATCAACCTTTGAATGTTTACAGTGCTGACAAATGCCATGCCAGATGGGGCTATAGATGGAAGCGTCCTGTGCATGAAACTGTTTTTAGCGCACAGGATGAGACCACAGTCACCAATATGAATGTGACCATGTGGCAAAAGCAAGACACACAAAAAACCAGTAGGTCGCAATATTTGCCCTTGTTGGAACTCAGCCACTTGGAAAATCCCGATTGCAGTCAAACATTGTTTTGGTTGGCTAGAGAACATGCTTATCAAAATAATCGAGATCAAGCTGTTGACTTGTTCAAAAAATTTATTGCCATGCCTCATGCTTGGGCTACTGAAAAAAGCGAGGCAGAAAGATGGTTGAGCAGATTCCTGGTTAATGAAAAAATATATTGGTTACGAACAGCTTGTAACACAGCACCCTATCGTAGAGAACCTTGGCTGGAGTTGGCAGAGCACTATTATCATTCATGTGATTGGTTGAACTGTTGGGCCGCCAGTGCTGAGGCATTGAAAATCACTCACAAAACAGGCAGTTACTTGGATAGTGTGGAAGCATGGGGGGCCAAATTATGGGATCTGGCAGGAATAAGTTGTTGGAATTTGTGTTTGTGGGACAAAAGCGTGGAATATTTTACACAGGCATGTGCCTTGAATCCAGAGGACCAACGCTTACAGAACAATCTGTCCATAGCCCAAAGCAAGGTCAATTGACATATGAAGCACAAGGTCAGTTTGTGGATTGTTCTCTCCCGCCGCGGAAAAGCCAGGCGCCTTTAAACCCTGGATGGATAGCGGCTTGTGATTAGAAGTCCACCACACAAATCCAGGTGTGCAAATTATGTGCTGTATCCACATTTTGAAATGGCAATCGAAAATCTTGCAGAAAAAACTACATCCTTTGAGGAACCATTATGAAAATAGCAATTTATGCCCCCAGCAAAAATGAGGAAAAAAACGCAGCTAGCTGGGCTGACAGTTGTGTGGAAGCAGATTACAGAGTAGTCATAGACACAGGCAGCCAGGATGATACCAAGGATATTTTGCAGCAACGAGGCGTGACTGTTTATGACGCAAGAATCATTCCCTGGCGATTTGATGATGCATATAATATAGCCATGAGCTTGGTTCCTGAAGATGCTGATGTACTAATTTGCTTGCACATGGACGAAAGACTGGAAGCGGGTTGGCGACAGCTTATTGAAAGCCATTGGAGTCCAGAAACTACTCGGTTGCGCTATACATATGTTTGGAATTGGAATTCAGATGGCACACCTGGCCGTACTTGGCTGGGTGATAGAATTCATGCACGCAAGGGATTCCGCTGGATAGGCGCAACTCATGAAGGCTTGTGCAGTCGATTGCCTGAAACACAAACCACGTGTGAGAAATTGCGTATTTTGCATTATCCCGAGGCCAAAAACAAAAGTGGTGATCTGGCATTGTTGGAAGAAGCTGTTAGGGAAAATCCCAGTGATGCTAGAATACGCGCATATCTGGGCAGAGAGTACATGTATCAAGGTCAAAAAGACAAAAGTGTGGAAACTTACAAAGAATTTTTGACCATGCCCTGTTGGAATGTTGAACGTGGTTTGGCCATGCAACATTTGGCACAGGTGGACGATGCCAACAAGCTTTATTGGTTGAAAAACGCATGCTTGGAAACTCCTCTGCACAGAGAACCATTGGTAGAACTGAGCAGACATTATTATCACGAGAACAATTGGAGTGAAAGTTACAAATATGCGTGTAGGGCACTGGCTATCACACACCATCCCATGGACTACAGTTGTACCGAAGAAGCATGGGGATGGTTACCCCATGATCTAGCAGCCATTGCTGCTTGGAATCTAAGCTTGAGGCATGAATCTCTCAAACACGCCCAAGATGCAGTCCAAAAGGCCCCACAAGACAGTCGTTTACAAAACAATCTCAAGATTATTCAGCAATGGTTTGAAGATAATAAACTGTGATGGACCACGCATAGGTTGGCAAGGCTTTAGTCCTTGGCAGCGCAAGCCTGTTGCGTCTAAAGACGCAACAGTAGTTCACCAAACATCAACAATCCCCATCATGTTTTGTGTCTGCGTTGACGGAAAATGATGCGTCCTTTTTGCCAATCATAAGGACTCATTTCCACAGTCACAACGTCATTTAAATGAATGTTGATATTATGAATTCTAAGTTTGCCACTTATATGTGCCAAAATTACAACTTGATTTTCTAACTTGACTCTAAACAGGGCATTGGGGCAAACTTCCACCACAGTGCCCTGCACTTGTATCTGATCTTCCTTGCTCATTGTGTATGTTTATCCACTATAGTTGAATGTTTGCATGATATGTTTTTGGGCAGTCACACTGTTTAGTTTGACCGGATAACCCCACAATCTGTGAACATGGGCAAGGATGGTTGTAGTATTGTTGTCCAAATCGCGATTCATATGTCTCAAATGTTCCAAATGTAAAGTGCGATCTCCTTTTAGATCAGCTTTGGTGACCAGTATAGTGGGCATGTGTGCATTCACATCATATTGTTCTGATAGCATCAAACGCAGGTTTACAAAAGTTTGTTCATTGTGGATAGCGTCTACCCAAATATGATTTTCGTCTTGGCTGTCTCTAATACCAAATAATTTGAGGTCTCTGGCCACTTTGGGACTGAGCCATTGTTGAACAAAACTGTCATCTCTATATTCAGTGGCAGCTTGACGAACAACACTTTTCCAATCCGCATTTTTTAACTTGGGAAACCACTGTATATCTTCAGGAGTAGGATCAAGGCACATGCGTTGTATGTCTCTGAAAATTGCAAATCCCAGGGCATAGGGATTGATTCCTTGAAATCTAGGATCATCATAGCTGGGTTGAAACACAACATTAGCATGACTGCTTAGCCACTCCATCATGTGTCCATCAGACAGTTGGCCTCTATCATACATTGTGTTGAGAATCCAATAATGTGTGAATGTGGCTATCCCTTCATTGAGAACTTTGGTAAACATTTGTGGATACCAATATTGACTGATTTTGCGTACAATTCTCACCAGTTCTCTTTGCCAAGGTTTTAGAATGGGACTATTTTTTTCAATAAAATACAAGATGTTTTCTTCTGGCTCAGTGAGAATGTTTGTATCCATAGTGGTTTCTGGTTGTTTTCGCGGATCCAGCACATACCACAACTCAGTTTGTGTTTGCGCATAGTGGGCCAATCTTGCCTGTTGCCGTTGTTCTTCCTGTTTGGCATTCAATTTGCGTGCACGTGTATATTTATCCACACCATTGTGCATGAGCGCATGACAACTGTCCAAGATTTTCTCAACTTCAGCCATGCCATATTTTTGTTCACACTCAGCAATATAATTTTTGGCAAAATTGAGATAGTCAATGATGCTGTCTGCATCAGTCCATGTTTTGAACATATAATTGTTTGCAAAACAAAAATTGTGTCCCACACTAGCATGTGCCAACACCAACAGTTGCATCATACTACTGTTCTCTTCCATGAGATAGGCAATACAAGGATTGGTGTTGACCACTATTTCTAGCGCCAGGCCCATGTGACCTTTTTGATATTTTTTCGTGTCTTGGATGAGTTTCTTGCCAAAACTCCAATGGTTGTACATAACAGGCATACCAATACTGCTGTAAGCATCCAGCATTTGACTGCTGCTGATCACTTCTATTTGGTTTGGATACAAGCTAAAGCCCAAATCCTCCCGTCCTATTTTTTCCACATGAAGGATAAATTTTTCCAACATGGGAAAAGTCCAATCATCACTGTCAAATAAAAGATCGCTCATGCTATACTATCCTATCAACCATGCCCATTTGCAGGGCTTGTTCTGGTTCTAAATAAACATCGTGTGCAGGCAACAATTTTTCTAAAATTTGTTCACGCGACAAGAGAGTGCATTGCTGATAAAATTCAATCATTTGTTCATGTGATTTTTGGAAATTTTGCATTACCACTTGCAATTCATGAACTTTGCCTTCGCATTCACCCATAAATTGATGTGTCATTATTGTGCAATGTTTGCTAACATATCTATGTCCCTGTTTGCCGGCCATGAGAATCAACAGTGCACCACTGCTGACCTGTCCCATGCCCAAGGTATATACTGGCAATGTGCTGATATTTATTAGATCCACAATACACCAACTGTTGACCAAACATCCACCAGGACTGTTGATCACCAACTGTAGATGGTCACACTTTGATTGTAGGTTATGGTGTAAAATAAATTCAGCCACTTGGCGACTGGTACAATCGTCAATTTCTCCAAACACCATACAAATACCCTTGTCCCACAATGATTGATCAATTGTACTGTCCATTATTTTTTCTCGAACAAGTTCCTAAAAACTTTGTAGATGTCGTTGGCAGTGGCCACTTTGGCTATTTGTAGTTTGGGATTGTTATGATGCACAGTTTGGTAGGTATTAAACAATCTGCTATTGTAGTAGTTTAGCAATGGATATTCTTCTGCGAATTTACTGTCAGTAATTTCTATATATGCCATATATTGTACAGCGGGCAACAAATCATCCAGTAATATTTGTCTACATTTGGGATTATCATCTTCCCAATTGTCTCCATCACTCACCTGACATATATAAATGTTGTGTGTATGAGAATCATATTCTGGTAAAATTTGTTCTTTGGTGAGTTCTAGAGCACTGCTTACAATTGTACCACCTGTTAATTTATCGTAAAAAAATGTATGTTCATCCACTCTACTGGCTTCAGTATGATGTCTTACAAATTCCACATGCACATTTTCATATTTTTTTTGTAAAAACAAATACAGCAGCATGAAAAATCTTTTGGCCAAATCTTTTTTGTGTTCATCCATGCTGCCACTCACATCCATGATGCAAATCATCACTGCACTGGTGCTGGGTACTCTACGTTTGTTGAAAACATTGTATCGCAAATCAATGGGATCCACATAAGACACACTGCGCACTTTGCTTGTGAGTGCTTGTATTTGTTGTTCCAACTGCGGACGAAGTGGGTCAAGCTCATCCAGTTGATCCAGTTGATCCATGAGATCTTGCAACTGTTTTTCATGTGGTTTACGCAAAACCAATCTACGACCCAAACTGCTTTTCATTGTGCGTATGACATTCAAGTTGCTGGGGTTGCCCACAGTGCTGATGCCTTCGCGTCTGACTTCCCATTTGCTGGTTTGTTTGAGTTGTTTTTTGACAAGATCAGGCAATTCTAAATCTTCAAAAAACAGATCATAAAATTCCTCTTTGGTCAACGTAAAGGCAAAATCATCCTCAAATGTTTGATCATCGTTGCTGGCCTGGTTTCCAGTGCCTGATCCGGATCCTTGTCCCTCTGGACGACTGATCCGATCACTGGGCACATAATCCTTGTTGCCTGGTAACACACGTTTTTTTGTACCTGACTGCCAATCATGCCCAAAAGTGGGTTCTCTAATACTGTCAGTGGGAACTTTGACCTTTTCACCACTGTGTACATCCTGTATGCTGCGATTTTGTAAATTTTCACGTATGCTTTTTTGTATATGCTCCCGGCTGCGTTTGATAAATCTTTGCCTGTTGCTTAGATTTTTTTGCCCCTGATTGAGACGCCGGTCAATTATAGTACTCATCAGCTGCTTTTGCTTTGCCTAATATAGTATTCCACAAGTCTTCTGCACTGAGTGGCAGTATAACCTTGAGATACCATGCGTTGCACAAACCCCTCATGTTTTGCCATGTCTTCACTGCTTTTTTTGCTACCAAAACTGATGATTGGCAGTAATTCTTCTGTGCTGCTGAAAATCTTTTTCTCAATCACTTGGCGGAATTTTTCATAATCAGTCCATTTGGGATTGTTGCCTGCATTCTCCACACGTCCTCTGGCTCTCAGCACGTAATTAACAAACTCATGGCGAAAATCACGAGGATTGGCAATACCTGACGGCTTTTCAATTTTTTCCAATTCCCGGTTTAGATGATCTCGATTGAGCATTTGTCCTGTGTCAGGGTCCTTGTAATCAGCGTCGCTGATCCACGCATCTGCATAGGCTGTGTATCTATCAAAGATATTTTGACCATATTCATCATAACTTTCCAAATACGTTTTTTGTAATTCTTTTTCCAAAAATTCCATGTATTTGGGAGTAATATGGGATTTGATAAATTCCAAATATTTGTTTTGTTGTTCTTCTGGATATTGTTCTCTTTTGATTGCTTGCTCCAAAACATACATGAGGTGCACTGGATCTGCAGCCACTTCATGTGTGTCAAAATTGAAAGTTTGACTGAGTATTTTGAATGCAAACCTGGTGCTGATGCCTTCCATGCCTTCATCCACACCAGCAGTTTCTTTGTATTCTACGATGGTTTTGGCGCGTGGATCAGTGTCCCGTATATTTTCACCATTGTAAACTCGCATTTTGCTCCACAGTGTGCTGTTTTCATGATCACGCAGCCTGGTGAGCACACAAAATTGACTGAGAATTTCCAAGGTTTTGGGTGCACATGGGGCATGACCCAAACTGCTGTTACGCAACAATTTTTCGTAGATCTTTTGTTCCTCAGTTGTACGCAAACAATAGGGTACTTTGATCACACAAATGCGATCCAGAAAGGCTTCATTGGTTTTATTATTACGGAAAGTTTGCCATTCACTCTCATTGCTGTGAGCAAACACTATACCTTGAAAGGGTATTCCTCCTATGGCTTCCGTGCCCACATAGTTGCCCTCCTGAGTAGCAGTCAACAAAGGATGCAAAACCTTGATGGGGGCTTTCCAGATTTCCACCATCTCAGTCACACCCTGATTGCCTCTGCACAACGCCCCACTGTAACTGTAGGCGTCAGGATCATTTTGACTGTAGTGTTCCAATTGACGGATATCCACTTTACCAACCAAACAACTGATGTCCTGATTGTTTTCATCACCAGGTTCAGTTTTTGCCACAGCCACCTGATTGAGTTTGCTGGGCCAAATTTTAACCACAGAGAATTGATTGATATCTCCCTGCATTTCCTGCAACCTCTTGAGTGCCCATGGACTGGGCAGTCCAGTAAAATATCTCGCAGGAATTTCATAGGTCTGTTGTATTTTTTGTGTAATATTTGAATGAGGATCAAACAATCCCAATGGGCTTTCAAAAACTGGGCTGATCATGGATTGCGCCTTGAGAACATAAATGGGGTGCCGTTCTACCAAGCTTTTGATTTTTTCAGCCAAACTGCTTTTGGCTGCGCCCACAGGCCCCAACAAATACAAGATTTGCTTCTTTTCTTCCAGGCCTTGTGCTGCATGTTTGAAATAACCCACCACTCGTTCTATAGTTTCTTCCATGCCGTAAAATTCAGCAAACTCAGGCCATACTTGAATTGTTCTATTCATGAATATGCGACTCAATCTGTCTTCTTTGCTGGTGTCAATCACAGTGGGTTCACCAATGGCATTCAACACTCGTTCAGCCGCAGTTGCATAAGCCAATGGGTCTTGTTTGCATAATTCCAAATATTCCAGCAGGGAATATTCCTGTTGTTGCACTTGACGAAAATTATTTTGGTATTCCTGTAACAGATTCATGAGTACCCCATAAATTTAATTCTGCTGTCACCAGCCAAATAATTATACACCGTGCATGGATAGCAGCTTTTACTCTATTTATGATGGATAGAGGCTTGTGATTGAATTATATAAATAGATTTATCGATACAGGATTTATCCAACCCCACAACAGCAGCAACAAATGCGTTCTGTGGTTGGAGCAGTGTGATATCTATACAATTATTAACTCAAGATCAACATTGATGAATATGCCAATACCAAAAAGTTTGTTTGGCAGTTTGACATGTGCAAACAACTGACTGAATTGAAGAAGCACAACCTGTGGTTATCAGATACCTACAGTCAAGTGCTACAACCTAGCATAAGTGACTTGGATACAGCAATGATGGAACAAATATATTATATTAAATGGCGCACATGGAGTGAAAAAGAGATCCAAACTCCATGGGATTTTTGGATATTGAAAGAGGGCACGGACTACCATCCACGTACACACAGCGTCAGCACCATGAATGTCACGCAGCAAACATTGGAGCAGGCGTGGATATCGCAAAACTCTCAGTTGCTGGAACATATCCAAAATAATTTTATTGCTGACATCCACTTGATGACATTTGTAATTGCACCCAATCAGCAACAAGCAATTGATCAGATCCAAGGATTGTTTGACGATGCACAGATTCTACAAACAACGCCTGTCACTCCCCATCAGCAACAGGAAATCTTGAAACTGATAGAAAGAACAGTCAGACGCGATTTGCGCGTCTGACTGTTCATACACTGATCAAATTTTAGTCTGACGCATTGCTCGAATAGCAGCTTCCCTAGTGTGGGTTACTGCCACAGCCACCCACTGATTGGGTACTGGCAGTCCATTTTTCACATACCAGTCTCGATCAGCATCTGGATGATCAATTTCAGCCCAGACTACAAATTTCTGATCGAATTCACGCTGTTTGATTTCCATGTTACGTGCCATTAGATTTTCTCCTGTGCTCTGCGCACTTGGGGAGTTAGCACAGTGTGAAACCATTCCACACTGTGATTGAGCACCACGCTCAATTCATATTATTGTGAAATGCTGTGTGTGTCAAGCATTTCACAATTTTCATTTGCACCAGACGGGATTTTGATTGGTGCGAGCTAGATTGGCATTCACCAACAGTTGTACTGCGTCCCCACCATCGATCTCATTCACCAATTTGACAACAGAGCGGCCCAATGCATCGGTTCCAATCTTTCGAACACTCACATCGCTGCTGAGCATGATATTCAACGTTTGGTTGAACTCATAGACAACCTTGCGTTCCAGCTCACATTGACTGTGTGGATCAGGTTCCACCAGATTGTCAATAACCACTGTTTGGCCATTGATCCACATGAGGCTGTCAGCCACACAAGGCTGACACATCAAACAGCCAATCAATGCAAGTGCTCCAGACTTCACTTTAATACCAACCTAACTGACCAACCATCTGACTAGTGACAATAGCAAAAGCCATGCTCAGGTTGTGTGACCTTACGACACCTTTTTGAGGAATGCTCACAATTGTACCGCCCAGATCAATCCCACAGTTCAGAATATCCTGGGGAATGCCATCCTTTTCAGTGCCCAAAACCAGCATGGGTTTCATGCGCTGCTGTGTATATTTGGCAAATGTGGAACACCAATCCATGAGAAAACAATTCTCACCACCCTGTTCAATAAACACAGGAACCACCTGGTTGTCCTTGCAAAATTGCACAAACGCATTCACATTAATGGAGAGATCGTCGTTCACAGCCCACACTTTGTCCACGGGTGTATAATGGGCAGCTCCCACCAATCCACGATTGTCAATTTTCCTACGACCAAAAACTACCACTCGTTCAGCGCCCAACAGATGGGCGCTTCTAATCACAGTGGCAGTATTGAGGTCGCCCAAAACATTCAAGGTCATTACCCAAAAAGGTAGTGTGCTGTTGGCAGTGATTTCTTGTAGTTCAGGCACTGTGAGATGCTTGAGATGATCATGCACATTGCGTTCACTGTAGAAAACCTCAATGCTGGGTTTTCTCAATTGCTTTATGTTTGCCAGCCGGTGAGTCACAGCACCAGATCCATCAGATCAACATATATTGCTGCCATGTCACGCAGGTCACCACTGCGACAGTAATCCCAGCTCTTGTTGTAGAGCAGATCTGCCTTGGCGTGGCTGACCATGTTGTAGATCTTTTCCAGGTCATGGCGAAATTCAGCTTCCAGTGCCACCGTTCGCAAATGCCACTGTGTTTGCTGAGCCCCAAAGATCACAAGAGCCTGCTCATGTGCTTCTAGCTTGTGTGCATAATCGTGGATTTGAGTAGAATTAGCCTCAATAGCCAGAACAGGCTTGTAAGGCAATGCAGGATAGGGTTCCGGGTTGGTATAAGCATTGCGAGCCAGCTTGCTCCAAACGTCTTCCATCAGTTCAATCCCTTGATTGATAACCCAATATAACAGCAATTGATCTCACGTCAATCGATTAATTTTGAACCAAACCACTGCTATAATTATTCCCAGCAACAGCAAACCCATCAGTGAGCTAATAGCCCAACCCAAGGCTGATGCCAGTTCAATCAAATGGAGCATTAGTGCTGGCCATGAATTAAATGTAAACAGGATGATAATAATAATAATGGCTTTCCACATGCGATCAATTCCATGAGTTATGAGTGTTAATGACCAATTCCTTGGATATCCTTGACAGGTGCGGATTGAACATACTCTCCCTGCTATATAGCAGGGAGATAGTAGGGTTGTGCTCTTGACGAGGCGCCTCCTTGAGCAGTGATTGTTACAACATGACTCTAGAGAGTCTCCAGCAGGTTGCTCGGTACTGGTGAGAAATTTCTCTGTTGCCTATCTCGAACCATAAAGATTCAGCAGCGGCAAAATCAAGTGGGAAAATCAGCCAACCCAACATTGATTCCTGATCGTTGACCATGACACTTCAGTGCGATCCTTGTGCTCATGCCTAACATGAGAAGATAATTTGAAGATCAACTGATCCCGCTGGTTGATCATATTCCGGGCTCGCTCTGGAGAGTTATATGTCATTGGGACAAAGGTGCTTCCCGGTCAAACCTCACAGGAAGGTTTGTTTGGGTTGCGTTCCTGATGCGATCAGCATCCCTTCCGCCAATGGCTGCCACTAGCCATCATGTCTAAACTGTGTTTGTCAAACAAGTGTAGACGGATGAGCATGCTAGATCAAGCTAGGAGGCAATTTTTAGATGCAAAAAATGATCAAGTTGTGTGTTCTCAACCAACAGTCCATCCATGACTGCATGTACGTTGTAGGTGCCATCCAACAGCCTACTCAATCGCAATGCAGCACTGGCAGCATTGCTTTCCATGCACATGGTGATTTCTGGCAATCGATCAACAATCAAATCACCCAGCTCATATTCATGAACTATGCCTGCTCTAGAGAGTATCAAGTGGTTTTCTTGCAATTGGAAATCATGCAAGCTGCTGGCAGCAAAAAACTCTTGCAATTTTTCTTTCATATTGGTGGGATCTGCTTTGAGTTTCACATGCTTTTGCAGATTGTGCAGGTTGAGTTCTACAATTTTGCCTTTGGGCAATGCAAAACTAGTAAATTGCCAATCTGACACACGTGTGAGTTTGGAGACTTCTTGTAAAAGCTGTAATAATAATTGTACAAACAATTTGTTTCTGCGCATTTCCACAAAAGTCAAATAGTAACCTTCTCTATTTGGTGCAGGACTTACGTCTGTGTCAATCACATTGGTTGGACTGCGTTCAATAAAATTGCTGAGATCATGTGCAGCATTTTCTTCCATGCAAAAAAATGCCACTACTATGATTTGGTTATTGTCAATCTTGCTGTCAAATTCATCAATGCTTAGCATGGGCAATACCATATTTTCCAAATCGCCTTCGCGCAAACCTTCCAACAGAGCTTTCATCGTGTGGAGCCTCCTTGCATGAATTGATCTTGAGCATTTTGCAGATCCTCTGGCGCGTCCACTTGATCTTCATATTGGTTCAGTATATCTTGATGGATAGCATCCACAAACCGTCTAGGAATGCGCATGTGAACCAACCATATGGGTATTTTTTTCATGCGTGGTTTTTTGGTACCAGGTTGATAATCATCCGGAGTTTTGACCTCAACTGGCACTTGTTCATGAGCCTTTTGATATCTGACTTTGGTTCCATGAGGTATGAGTCTGAGAGCGCCATCAGGATCAGGCATTTGTTTGTGATCATACTTGAGAATAATGTCTATCCAATATTTTTTAATTATGGGTCCACTCACGATCACACCAGCAATCCAATTATCAAACACATACAAATTGCTTTCATCCAAATAACTTTCCACATCCATGAGAATGTTCAACAAGTCATCCTTGGCAGACAAGTTTTTCACAACTTCTGAAGCACTGTTGGTTGTATCCATCATAAATCTTGACTCTGACAATTTGGACTATTTATTATTTAGAGCGGAAGATCACGAACAAATGCAGCAGTGAATATTCGCAATTGGGGATATCAACCGTGCACACTAGATCATGCAGGGCAGGAACTGCCCCCAGCGCCTGTGGATGTGGTCACAGATATTGTCACTCATTGGGGTCTGCTGTCAGCCACTACGATCAAGCAGGAAGCTGTTGGTGTTTAGACCAACAGTAGTTCACGCAAGACAGCAGCAACAATGTGCCCAAAGTTATATGTTGCTGCTGTCTCCTGTAGATCAAGCTGGTTGTTGATATATGTTCAATACAATGTCAATCACAGGATGACGTTCAATATCTCTATTGTCAAATGTACACACACTCAATGCTTGTTGATTATCTATACGGCCCACAATATCCTTCAATCCATTCAATTCAAAACCTCTATCATGTTGTTGTATGTCACCAGTAACCACAATCTTGCTGCCCATTCCGATTCGAGTAAGCAACATTTTCATTTGATTGGGGGTGCTGTTTTGAAATTCATCACCAATAATCCAACAGTGATGAAATGTCCTACCACGCATGTAGGCCAATGGCACTATTTCTATAATGTCGTTTTCCAACATGCTCAACACTTGTTTTTTGCTGTAGTATTGATAAAAGTAGTCCAAAATGGGCAGCACCCAGGGCTGCATTTTGTCTACCAACGTACCTGGCAAAAATCCATGTTGTTCATCCACACTTACTGCTGGCCTTGTTATGATGATTTTTTTCACCCTACCAGCTCGCAGTTCCTGTATGCCAACCAGGCTGGCCAACATTGTTTTACCGCAACCAGCTGGTCCCACAGCAAACACAATGTTCACGTGTGGGTCTTCCAGTTTGTCGATGTATGCTTCCTGATTCACGTTTTTGGGAACCAAACAAACTTTCTCAAGTGATTGGTTGAACTGAGACAGTTCAATGATATTATGGGTATGTGCATGTTTGTGCATAACCATACGATCTTCGCGAGGATTGGCTCTAGTAGAGCGTTTCAATCTTCTATTCAACTGGCGTTCTCCTTATGAGAGTTGGGCACCACACATATTTATAGTTATTGGCTATCCCGTTACTGGTTTCTAAGCCAGTGAGCGGTATTCCGTTGGTTGAACTACTGTTGGACCAACAGTAGTTCACCCTAATTCAAAAAAAATATTTGCATCACAATCCGCTATCCATCCAGGGGATCTATTGCCCAGGCTTTCCGCGGCAGACAATAAATATTGCAAATCTTTGAGATTGTGAACAAATGACCAGCAACATAGATCCTGATGCCATCAACCCCAACGTGCCCGTAGCCAACAGCGACAATCCCAGTCAAGAACTGAGAGATAACTTTGCTCAAATCAGAACGCAGTTGGAAATTGCACGTACTGAATTGAATTCTGCTCAAAATTTGACTCTAAGGCTGGGAGGAACTGGTCCTGTGCAGAGTGATGCTGTCACTCTCACAAGCGATCCCAGTGGCACACTTGTGGTCACGCGATTCAGACCCACAGATTTAGCCTATACATTTGATGTGCCTGGTACAAGTGCACTCAAATTGCCAGTTGGCCGTACAGCTCAACGTCCCAGCAATGCTCCTGTGGGTTCCAGTCGTGGTATGATTCGCTACAATACAGATTTGGAAACCATTGAGTTTTATCAGGGCACCAAATGGGTAAGCTTGCAAGGTATTACTGGTGCCACTGGTCCAGGCATGGGCAATCCTGGACCCACAGGAGCCAGTGGTGTAGGACCAACTGGTCCAACTGGACATACTGGAGCACCAGGCTCAGCTACCAACACAGGTGCAACTGGTGCAACAGGCATACAAGGACCTACTGGTGTGCCTGGCTCAGCCACCAATACAGGTGCCACAGGAGCAACTGGTGCGCAAGGGCCAGCAGGGCCAGCGGGCGGACCCACTGGTCCAGCAGGTCCCACAGGCACAACCAAACCAGCTGGACCTGATCAAAGTGTGCAATACAACAACGCTGGCACACTAGCTGGCAACAGTGCTGTGAGATTTGATGGCACAAAACTGATTGCAGACAAAATTTTGATAGATCAAGTTGAAATTAACAATGATACTGTGACCAACATACTCAACCAAGGTGTGCTCAATCTCAACGCAAAAGGACAAGTCAACAGCATCAGTATTCGCAACAGTGGTGGAGGTTACACCAGTGTGCCGGCCATCACAATTGATCCCCCCTCAGGAGCTGGAGTGCAAGCGCAAGCTGAAGCTAGAATGGGCGCTGTGATGGCATTCCCCTACAATCGTGGCACAGGTTATGATGTGGGGGATATTTTACAAGTGCAAGGTGGCATGGCTGTTGCCCCCACTTATTTGAGAGTGGACACTGTGAGAATAGGATCAGCCCTTGTGGATCCGGACAACAAAGGCATAGGATACAAACCCAATGATGTGTTGACAGTTGCAGGAGACTCTAGTTTGGGTCCTGCACCTGCCACTATCATTGTTACAGAAGTAGGTTTGATCTTGCCAGAAATTATCCAAGGTGGATGGGGTTATCAGGACGATCAAGTAGTAGAGGTATTTGGTGGTAATGGCACAGAAATTGCCACATACACGCTCAAAGCTGATCCAATCATTTTAAATTTGTCCTTTGGAGCTGGTGTTGCAACAACCCAGTATAGCACAGGACTACTTTTGAGATTTGATCAGCTGAACAATTTGGTTGTGACTGTGGCTGGTAGTAAACAAAATTATGTATCAGACTATACTTTTACTGTAATTAGCAGCATAACACATGTTGTATTTTTTACTGCTCAGCTTCCACAAACTGTTAGAATCGTGCTAGGAGGAGCGGTCACCAAGATTGTTGAATATCAAGAACTTGCTAGCATTAGCATAAACAATGCAGGAGGAGGCTATACAGTTGGCGACGTGCTGACCATTGGCGGGGGAGCAGTCATTGGTGACACTACAGCAGGAACATTCCTAGCTGGCATGCAAGCACAATTGATAGTAAAAACAGTCAGCAGCGGTGCAATAGTAGACTTTGAACCCATAAACATGGCTGGAATATACTCTGCACTGCCCACAAAAGTTGCCACAGGTAGTAATACAGTTAACTTGAGTTTGAACGGCGGTAGTGGCAACAATGCCAGAGTAAATGTTTCGTGGAGACCTACTCGTAATGGTAGCTATACTCAACCACCCAGCTTGCAAGCTAATACACTGATGGGTGGTACAGGCAATGGTTTGATTGTACGATTTGATACTGAAATTTCTCAAACAACTATACAACGCCAAGGTCCTTATCAAATATTGCCTCAAATGATAGAAAACCCAGTCAAGAATGGTAGTGGTACTCTAGCATTGTTCAATTTAACCAGTGAAATTGATAGTTTGGCCATAGCTGACACTGGATATTATTCTATTGTACCAACAACTACAGAAAATCCTGTTATCAAGACAGGCAGTCCAGGAGGCACTGGTGCTAGTGTAAATCTCAGTTATGGAATTGTGGGTTGTGAATTGATCAACCCAGGCAGTCTGTATGAACAAACTCCCCAGGTGACTGTGACAGCCAGTCCCAGCCGTAATAATGCTCGTCTACAAGCTGAGATGACTGGAGCCAAAGTGAGCATTGGCGATTTATTAGTGACCGGATCAGCTGTGGGCACAGCACCTGTGGTGACAAATGTTATCTATGTTACGCAAGATGGCAATGATGCCAATGATGGGTTGAGTGAAGATCGAGCCAAGAGAACAGTCAAAGCAGCAGCAGCAATTGCCAAACCATTCACAACCATATTCATAAGGGCTGGAAATTATTATGAAAACAATCCCATCTATTTGCCTGAAAGAGTGGGTGTGATTGGTGACAATCTAAGACGTGTGAATCTCTACTACAACAATCCAGAAAAAGACTTCTTTTGGGTCAACAATGCTGTTTATATTGCCGGTGTCAGTTTCAGAGGAGGCAAATCCCCTAGTTATGCCATTGCTTTCCCACCTCTAAGTGATCCTGATTTGCCACCAGGCATTGAGGGAGGAGCAGGCACCATAACCACATCCCCCTATGTGCAAAATTGCACTTGTTTCAACACAACTGGTGGTGGAATGAAAGTTGATGGCAACCTTGCTCACGGCTTAAAAAGCATGGTGCTGGATTCATATACACAATTCAACCAAGGCGGCCCAGGCATTCATATCACAAATCAAGGATACGCACAATTGGTTAGTATCTTTACAATATGCTGTAGCATTGGAACTTGGGTAGAAACAGGCGGCAACTGTAGTATTAGCAATAGCAACACTAGTTTTGGAGATTTGGGTATTGTGGCTGATGGCACCAGTCCTTGGTTATTTGGTGGCAATGTCAAAGCAGGAACTGCTAGAAATAGAGTCAACAACATGGTTGTTGACGGCATCAACAATCGTCCATATGTGGGGTTAGTAGCTAGTATTGCGGATGAATTCTGTTATGTAGACAGGATTATTGTTGTGGATCAAGGACATGGGTATGTAGCTGAACCATCAGTGATAGTGGATCCTCCAATAGGATATGCTGGCCAACAAGCACAGGTAAGTGCAAGCTCAATAAGTGCTCCCACTGGAACAATTGCTTCCCCATTGCAAATCAACAATTCAGGTCAGTATTATACCGGTGGTGCTAGTGTGACTATTCGCGATGTAAGTGGGGAGAATGCTGTAATTGAACAATTGGTATACACTGTGAATGCAGTAGATCCAGTAGAAATTTTAGAAGGAGGTGCAGGTTATAGTGTGAATGATTTGATTACAGTTGAAGGGGGCGTATTTGCAGACATAAACTTAGAAACTCCAGTAATCCTCACAGTATTAACTGTGGATGTGAATGGATCAGTAACTGGTGTTTTACTGGATGGAACTCAAGGATCCAGCAGGGGAGAATACGATATACTACCTATTGTGAGTGGTGCTCCTACAACCACCACTGGTACAGGAAACGGATTTACCTGCTCGCTCAATTTTGGTATCAAGGAGGTAAGTCTTGCTGATGGTGGCCAAGGATATTACAGTCCTATATTCACTGTAAGTGGAGGAGGAGCAAGCACAGCCAAAGCCAGAGTAGACTTTCACATGGAATCAGGGTCGATTTCTTCCGTTTCTATGATCAGTCAAGGCAATGGTTACAAATCTCAACCTATTGTTAACATACAGGGTGGTGGGGGACTGGGTGCATCAGCTGTTAGTGAAGTTGTTAATGGCGCAGTGTCAAGCATACGAATAACCAATCCAGGCGAAAATTATAGTTTTACTCCTAGTATAACTTTTTCCGGAAGTAGTGGGGGTGGTGCATCAGTGAGTATAGTATATTTTAAAGCCGTGTATGCAACAGTTAATTCTGTAGATGTAGTGATTTCTGACAGTCCATTAGTGACTGACACATACACAAACGGTGGCATAGGTTACCAAGTGAATGATATTCTTACTATTGTGGGAGGCACAGGCCAACCCATCAAATTGCGTGTTACAGCTACAGGTGTAAATGGCACTGTTTTACAAGTTGCAATTTTACAACCAGGTCGTTATAGTGTTATCCCCAGCATTACAGCAGCTCCCACCACAGTCAATCCAGCAGGAGGAAGTGGATGCACAATTGATTTGAGTTTGGGACTAGACAGCATAAGTGTTGCTGATGGAGGCAGCGGTTACATATCAGGTCCTCAAGTGAGATTTGCTGGTGGTGGTGCACAAAGTTTGGTTGTGTCCACAGGCAGATCATTTTGGAATGGTGTCACATGCGTTTTGCCTGGATCCAGTCCATTAACTGTTTTGGCTGACAGCCAGCAAACAATACTGCGAAACATGGTTATTCAACTTCGTACATGGACTACAAGTATAACAGCAGGTACAGCTTTGACTATTCCAGTGGGATATCCCACACAAATTACTACACCTATTGTAAATCCCATCTATCAAACATTGTCAAATAATATTACCAACTGTTTGTGGAATACCATTGCCAGTTTCTATAACTTTACAACTGCGCCTTACTATGCTCCTTACAATGGTGCAACTTTAGCACCCTATGACAATGCTAGATCATTATTACAGGTCAACAAAGCGTTTTTGCAAGCAGAAATTAGACAATATGTGACTAATACTTATCCTGGAGTTTTTAGCTCACAACAGTTGATAGAATTGATACAGAACATAGGAATACTTGTGGATGCTGTTGCAATAGATCTAAGCGTAGCTGGATACGTCAAGACTATTCAGGCGTGTCATGTTTTTTGGAATGATGGTACAACATTAATTCCAGGCCAACAAACACAAGTCAAAAATGTCATTTCCTTCTTGAAATCACTTGCGGCACAGGTTATTCAAAAGCAGGCTGTGATCCCCTTACAAACCCTTGTTGTGCAAGTTATTCCTCTAGGATATACTGGCGGTATTAGAGCTCTAGAAAATTCAAACACTGCATGGGATATTGTGAATTATACTATTGACACTGGATTGAGTATTCAGGATCTACAAAATGGCAGCCAAATTATAAGAGAAAATAAACAATTATTACAGGCCCTGGCTGTAAATTGGGCTTCTGTTCAGGTTGGACTGACAATAGATTTGTTAGATATAGCTAGACTGGCAGGCACAATGATTGATTCTATAGCCGGGGATGTGATTGGTAATGGTGGCAGCCCTGCCATTGCACAAGCTATTTTATATCCTAGATATTACACTGTTGAATCTAGTAGTCCTTTGATTGCCACTGGCCTGGCACACACACCTGGCATGACTAGTAATGAGAGTCTTGGCTTTGACATAGGCAAATCATATACGCAGCTGGCTCTTAACTCTCCGCAAAAAACAGCCACAATTGCAGCCATCAATTACGCGCGGGATTGGTGTTTGAATTTAATTCAAAATAATACCAACGCTCCTGCAGGTTACCCAGGCTCACCATTTCAAACCAATGTATCTCCTCAAAGCGATGCCAGCCTCACTAACGGTATATCAGCCGCGCTTGCTGTGACTACATTCTTTGATAATATAACTACATATATTGCAGCATCTAATAATAGTGCTCAACAAGCACTATATGATGATGTGAACACAAGGTTACAAACAAACAGAACCAGTCTTAGAAGTAGTGTGATAAGCTGGATTAATTCAAACTATCCCTCGTTGACCTATGACCAAACCAAATGCAGCCGTGATATAGGGTATGTGATTGATGCTATCAGTTATGATTTACAGCATGGAGGCATAGCACATAGTTTGAAAGCTGGCAGAGCATATTGGAATGGCATGGTCAGCAAACTTCCTGTTGCTCAATCCCAGCCCACTCAACTTGCTTTTGATCAGCTTGAAACTCTCATGCGAGACACAACCATCCTGGCTCAATCTCCCACTCGCATTCCTTTAATCAACAATGCCCTTACATTAGTTGTGGATATTATCAATGCTATCATTGCCAATGGACCGGAACTTTCAGGATTCAACAGTGCCAGCCAACTGATAAGATTAAACAAAGCATTCTTGCAAGCCGAGCTCACACAATATATAATCACTACCTATTCTGGTACATTTAGTTCCGCTGAACTGCAATCATTTACACAAAAAATAGCACAAGTTGTGGATGCTGTAGCAGGTGACCTGGTAGGTAGTGGAGCTTATGCCTTGGGCTACATTGTGGACAAAGAGACTATTGTAACTTTGGAAGAATCATTGGAATTTTGTCCCTTGGATTATGAAACGGTTAACTTTTATCAGGTAAGTATGGCCAGTGCCAGCAGTCATACCTTTGAATATGTTGGCTCAGGCACAGACATCAACACGTGTTTACCAAAACTGGGAGGTGTTCCTGTTCAATCCAATGAGGTAGTTATGCGTAAGGGCGGAAAGGTATATTACACTAGCACTGATCACAAGGGGGATTTTCGTATTGGTAACGGATTAGTAATCAATCAAAACAGTGGTACTTTGACTGGTCGTGTTTTCAACAAAAGTGTATTGGGTATAATAACACCCTTTGTTTTGAGTATTGAAACAACCTAATGTTTGGATTCATGAACCAAACTATATCAAAGCCATTGTTTGGTGTTTTTGATTTAAATATGCACATATATTATAGGAAATAAAAATGGCTGTTTTGCCTTTGAACACGTTTAAAACCGTCACAAAACAATTAACGACCACTGCACAAACATTATATATTTGTCCAACTGGAGTTACTGTGATCATCTTGTTAGCACAGGTTGCAAATGTGGATCCATTGAATACACGCAAAGTTACATTCAAACATGTGAGGGCAAGAACAGAAACTGAATTACTTGCCAACAGTCCTATACCTATTGAAGACGCCAAAACCATGCTCACAGGTAGATTGGTTTTAGAAGAAGGCGACAGGTTAGTTGGACAAGCTGATGCAGATACTGGATTGAAAATAACATTGAGTTTGGTTGAAACTGCCAATACATAATGAACTACCACGGCTGTAGACTACCATGCCCTCTAGGGATGTGGCTGCCTGCTTGATCGTAGTGGCTGACATCAGACCCCCATGAGTGAGAATATCTGTGACCACAAGACAGGCGTAGGGGCAGGTCCTGCCCTGCATGATCTGTTGTTGTTCCCAGTTCTTGATATTGATGGCTGCATTTGTGTCCATTTGCTGGGAGATTCCACAATCATCACAATGGTATTGTTGGTTGGGGATCCATGTGACTTTTGCGTGTACCACATATCACACAGGTTTAACTGTAGGCCGCGCTTAGACTTTCCGCGGCGGGAGGTAATAAACACGTTTTAATAGAGTCCACAAGTGCAATAGACTATTGCACTTGAGAAGTAACAATCTCTTGGGTCAACAGTGCAAGTTATTGAAAATTATTTTGACAAATTGTTTAAATATGGCAACATCAAGAGTGAATTGGCATGACTAAACTTATAAGTGGTAAAGTAAGATTATTCCCAGTAATACCTGGACAACCAGTCAGACCTGAATTTTTAGGCCTAGACCAATCGGAGCCCAGTTTGGGTACGCCACCATCAGATCAAGATTATTTCCTTTACAGCTATGCTGATGGAACACGAGAGTGGCGATTGGCAACTGGAACAACAGGTGTAACAGGACCCACAGGTGTAACAGGACCCACAGGTGTCACAGGACCCACAGGTGTCACAGGACCCACAGGTGTCACAGGGTTCACAGGCCCACTGGGCACAGGTCCGACTGGTGTTACAGGTCCAACTGGTGAAAAAGGAGATCAGGGACCTGCAGGTGGTCCAACAGGGCCCACGGGTGTCACAGGGTTCACAGGCCCACTGGGCACAGGTCCAACTGGTGTTACAGGTCCAACTGGTGGGACTGGACCCAAATATCAAAGTCCATTAGTTGGTCCTTTTACTTTACTTAATAATCGGTCAACACCAACTATTATCACTGGTGCGTCATGGACCCCTACTACGTCTGATGTGATTGTTTTACGATATACAAATGTAAGAGGTGGTCAAGTTGAAGGAGGTGAAATTACTATCACAACCAACGCTACTGGACCTGGAACCGCGTTTACAAGATCGAATACTAGTGCAACAGATTTGGGCATAGAATTGGGTTATACATTTGTAGGCAATAAGTTGTATCTAACTTATACAACAACAAATGCATCAACAGGCAGTTTCTCATATTATGAAAGTGAATGGTTGAGTGGTCCACAAGGAGAAACTGGCCCAACTGGATACACTGGATATACTGGACCCACAGGTAGAACGGGTCCAACTGGATACACTGGACCCACAGGTAGAACAGGTCCCACTGGATACACTGGATACACTGGATTTACCGGCCCAACTGGTGGACCAAGCACCATAACAGGTCCCACCGGATACACTGGATTTACCGGCCCAACTGGTACACCAAGCACCATAACAGGTCCTACTGGATACACTGGATACACTGGATCTACCGGCCCAACTGGTGAACCAAGCACCATAACAGGTCCCACCGGATACACTGGATACACTGGATCTACCGGCCCAACTGGTGAACCAAGCACCATAACAGGTCCCACTGGATATACCGGATATACTGGTCCAACTGGTGAACCAAGCACCATAACAGGTCCCACTGGATACACTGGATACACTGGTCCAATAGGGTTTACTGGACCAACAGGTGACATAGGAGCAACTGGTTCAACAGGATTTACTGGACCAACAGGTGACATAGGAGCAACTGGTTCAACAGGATTTACTGGACCAACAGGTGACATAGGAGCAACAGGCCCAACTGGATTTACTGGACCAACAGGTGACATAGGAGCAACAGGCCCAACTGGATTTACTGGACCAACAGGTGACATAGGAGCAACAGGCCCAACTGGATTTACTGGACCAACAGGTGACATAGGAGCAACAGGCCCAACTGGATACACAGGTGCTGATGGTACAGGACCTACAGGTCCCACTGGCGATCCAAGCACAGTAACAGGGCCCACTGGATACACAGGTGCTGATGGTACAGGACCTACAGGCCCCACTGGCGATCCCAGTACAGTGACAGGTCCCACTGGATACACAGGTTATACCGGTCCCAAATATGAAAGCCCCTTGATGGGTCCCTTTACATTATTGGATAATCAAACATCACCCGTTACTATCACAGGGGCAAATTGGACACCAGGTGGTAATGATGTTATTGTGTTGAGATATACTCTTACCCGTGGTTCCAACATTGAAGCAGGTGAAATCAACATTGCTACCAATGGTAGTGCTAGTGGAACTGCAATCAGTACAATAGGTACTTTTGTGGATCCATTGGGAATCAATTTTGGTTTCACCTTTGTCAGTAGCATCATGTATCTTACGTACACAAGCACAAACTCTGGCACAACTGCTAGCCTTACATATTACGAAAGTGAATGGTTGAGTGGTCCGCAAGGGCACACAGGAGCAACAGGACCAGGTGTTGATTTTTGGACTGCCACAGGCAGCACAGGAGTACCCAATGACACCGTTCCTGCATATGTTTGGAGTGTGACAGGATCTAGTACAAACATTGATGCAGTAGTATCAGCCAAAGGAAGCGGCTCACATCTTGCTCATGTGCCTGATAATTCCAATGTGGGTGGTGACAAAAGAGGTGTCTATAGTACAGATTGGCAAAAGACTAGATCATTGAGCAGTCAAGTTGCTAGTGGAGATTATAGTGTTGTAGCAGCTGGACGAGACAACACAGCCAGTGGAGATTATGCTGTAGTAGGTGGCGGTAAAAATAATATTGCCAGTGGCAATTACAGTGTGGTGTCGGGTGGACAGGGAGCCACCACACGTGGTTTGATAGGTGTTTCCAGTTACAGTAGCTATTATGATGGAGCAACTGTAGGTAGTGGTCAAACTAGCCTGGTTGTTTTGCGCCAGGACACAACTAGCAATTCACAAACAGTGTTGACTACTGACACTCTTGCTCAAAGTGGAAGCAATGTGTTTGTGTTGCCCAACAACAGTTCTTTCTTTTTCCAAGCTACCATTATTGCACGTAGGACTGATCAGGATAACATAAATGCGGCATGGCATCTACGTGGTGCTATACGACGTAATTCTAACGCAGCTTCTACGGCACTTGTTGGCACAGTACTGAGTGACACATGGAGCGAAGGTGCTCCCAGTTGGCAGGCTGTTGCAGAAGCTGATACTACAAACGGATGTTTGGTAATCAAGGTAACTGGCGATACTGGTAATACTATTAGATGGGTTTGCAAACTAGAAACTGTAGAGGCAACTGAATAGGAGACACATATGGCTACTACCCCTCGTATATTTGGTCAGATCCAGCCAGGATCATCCTCCCAGGAAAATGAGGTATAATATCAGGTTCTAAAGGACAAATTACACTTTTTGTTTGTGAACTACCACGCCCTAAAGGGCTGTGGGCAGTGTCTTGGGACATTGTAGTTTCACACTCACTGGTATAGAGTTCACAAATTGAGCCATCCTTGAATTTGTTGACATGGGGGAATGATTGTACTAGAATCAAGCAAAAGGGTTGCTAGCATGAATTCTCTACCTACAAATATTCAAGCCATGAGCTATGAAGATCTTGAAAAACGCAGTGCCGAAATCCACAAACGCATGCAAATGATTCACAGATCGGGACAACATAATCCATTGGTATGGCAACAGTTACAGGCCTATTTGGAGGAAATCAATCAAGAAAAACAAGAGAGGGCCGGCAAGTTGAATACACTTGTGAAAAATATGCAAAGTGGAGTTGTGATCAACACAGATCCACTGGATGATGATCAACCAAATGATACTGGTGTGATATCCACAAGCAAAGGTTTCAATCCCATATCGTGAACGATTTTCAATTTTTTGATGAGCATGGTGTGAGCCATGTGAACAATCAGGGTATTATAGAATTGGCATATACAAACAATTTAGCAAACGCTCAATTTGAATGGCAAGATTCTGGTGCCAAAGATCAATATCTACAAATGAGTGAATATTTGGACACATGGCCTTTCACATGGCAGCAGCCATCATTCAATCTCAATGAATGGTTTACTCCTGAAGATTATGCTAGTATAGATTTGCATTCTCATGTGTTAGCCCTTTGCCAAACACCAGAGGAACAAGCCAGGGCAAAAATAGAATTGGACATCATTCAACAGCTGGATGTGGAACACATTTTCAAGCATTTGATCTATTTGGTAGACACATGGACCAAAGAAAACCTAGTTTGGGGTGTGGGCCGAGGCAGCAGTGTGAGTTGTTTTGTGCTTTATGTGATTGGCTTGAACAAAATCAATCCATTGGATTATGATTTGGATCCCAGTGAATTTTTCAAAACAAGCATGACTACAAACCCCTAAATATTACCTCCCGCCTCTGAAAGCCAGGCGCCTAGAGCCCCTGGATGGATAGCGGCTTGTAACACAACTATTTTTTTGAATCTGGTTGCATTTGTGTTAACCTCTATGTATAAATAATATTAGTGATGTAGCAAGAGCCCTAACGGGCTTGGGATATCCCGGTAGCAATACCGCAGGGACTAGGGCAGGAAGTGCCACAAGTCCGTAAAAAATATCACCTGTGGACCAGAACACACACCAATGCCTAAACTCATTGACTAAAGGTGAACTGGAATCTAGCAGGAAGCCACAGCCCTAGAGGGCGTGGTAGTTCACCAAAAGGACACAAAATGGCCAGAGTAATGAGACGTCAACATTTGAGCATGAGAGGAGAACCTGTGGATTTCTCTGCTCTTGCAGATAGGAACCCCTATCAACCCACACTGGGTAATACTCGTACAAATGTGCGAGGAGATCTATTGGGAGACAATGGCACAATCCTCAAAACGCAAGAACAAGTGGAGGCTGAATGGGCTCGCAAACGAGCATTACAACAACAAGTGCAACAAACAGCCAGTATCAAACAAACACTTGAACCTGATCCTATTGCCACTACCCCTACTAAAAAAGTACATGATCAAGATTTTCCCACAGTAAGTGACCTGGTGGAACAAGGTGTGATTGTTACCAAGAGCTCAAGAAAGATAGTAGACAGTGACCAGTGAACCTTATGATTGGAGTGTACAGGCAGAAATTGTGCCCCTCAAAAACAAAGTTTTGGTAACCAACATGGAGCACGGGTCTAGCAAGACCCCTGGTGGCATAATAATACCTGATGATGATGGCAAGCCCAGTGGAATAAGACCCCGATATTGCACTGTGTATGCTGTGGGTAGAGAAATTGATTATATTAGACCTGGTGACAAAATATTGGTCGCTCATGGTAGATGGAGCAGAGGAGTGAGAGTACAGATCGCCAATCAGCCAGTCATGGTTGTAAGAATGGTAGACCCACTGGATATTTTGTTGGTGTTTGAATAACTGTACAAGAGGAAAACAATTCCACGGAAAAAGGGAGACTGGCTCTCCCTTTTTGTGTCTAGTTGGCAGTTGACACAGGCTGTGAACCCCACCATCATAGATTAAAGGAGTGACAAATGATCAGCAGTGACCTATGGGTAGAAAAGTATCGTCCTCAAAATTTAGATGATTATGTGTGGAGTAGTATCCATCAAAGAAACCAAGTGGAATCTTGGGTAGCCGAAGGTAGAATCCCCCATTTGTGCATCACAGGAGTTCAAGGGACTGGCAAAACCAGTTTGTGCTTTATGTTGCTCAAGCTATTGGGGGTGCACAGTAGTGATGTGAAATTTGTGAATGGATGTACAGACAATGGTATTGATGTAGTGCGCGACTTGGAAAATTTTGTTAGTACCATGGCCATGGGCAATTTCCGGTATGTGATGATTGATGAATCAGACTATTTTTCTCCCAATGGACAGGCTGGACTAAAAAACATGATGGAAACCTACAGCGGAGTTGCTAGGTTTATCTTTACAGCCAATCTCAGCCACAAGATTATTCCTCCCATCAAAAGTCGGTGTCAAACATTTGAAATTCAAAGTTTGGATCGCGCACAGTATTTTGAACGGATTGCCACAATTTTGGTCAAAGAAGGTGTTGACTTGAATGAAAGCAATCTTGCCATATTGGACGATTATGTTGACACAGCTTATCCAGATTTGCGAAAATGTATTAACATGTTGCAACAAAATTGTATCAATGGCAAGTTGAATAAACCCAGTGGGGACACTGTGAGTGGCACCAGTGAATATATGGTGGCTGCTGTGAGTTTGTTCAAGCAAGGTCGCATAACTGAAGCTAGAAAATTATTGAGCAGCAAAATTCAAATCAACGAATACGAAGAATTCTACAGACTGCTCTATCGTAATCTGGACTGGTGGGGCAACACGGATCAAAAACAAAATCAGGCTATTGTGGTGATAGCCAACAGATTGCGGGACCATTCTATTGCAGCTGATCCAGAAATTCTCATGGCAGCCACTCTAGTAGAATTGGAGCTTATCCGCAATGGCTAATCCACCATGGATATTGCTAGATTGTGATGGAGTGCTGCTGGACTGGGATCAAGGTATTGTCAATCATGCTCACAAACACATGCCGCAGTTGTCTGCCAAGTTGCAATTCAATCAACAACATTGGTTTTTATGGGATCGATTTGGTATTAGCAAACAAGAAAGCTTGGAATTGATAGAAAGCTTTCACACAAGTGAGGAATATGAACATTTGGCTCCTTTGCCTGGAGCACAAGCTGCAATTGACTGTTTGAGTGAACAATTCCCCATGGCTGTGATAACCGCTTGTGGTGTGGATCCTAGGACGCGATGTTTGCGAACCAAAAATTTAGAGCAGGCTTTTGGTAATGTATTTGCAAAAATTATTTGCACAGCCACCAGTTCTGACAAAATGCGCTACTTGGCAGAATTTCCACCCAGCTATTGGGTAGAGGATAGAAGTGAAAATGCCCCCATGGGCATACCTTTTGACCATGCATGCTTCCTTGTAGATGCTGCGCACAACCAAAATTTCAGCCATACATGTGTTATACGTATCAAGAATCTTCTACAACTGGTGGATTTGATCAAGTCTAATCCTATGCTCTGATTATTACTGACCAAGTACCCACAATAACTCCATAACTGGATAGATCAATTGTTGTAACATTGGTATTAGTAAGTGTTATCAGATCAGCAACAATCACTTGGTTTAAATTGTTGCTGACCTGAACAATCACCAACTGTTGGTTCAAATTATGAGTGACTGTCAAGATTCCTGCAATTAGAGTGGCATTGGTAAATGTTTGTCGTACAACTTTGCTGGTGGTGTTGATGATCAGATTATTCGTGCCGCTGTCTATCATCACAGGTCCACCAGATACGTCACCAGTCAAACTGATGGTTTTGCCCTGTAGTCGTTCAATTTCTGTTTTGATAATTGTGAAATTGTCTCTAAAGCCCTTGCTGCTCTGATCAATACCAGGGCTGGGAAAATTTGGGTTTACATTGCTGAATACTGCCATTAATCCTTGCCTATCACAAACCAATTATTATTATAATATAACCACACAAATCCATAGTTGGTGGCAATAGTATATGATGCCTGTCCATCAATAGTTTGGCCTGCCACAGTGTTTATTGTGATGGGGGCTGCACCAGTTGCAGCACCAACCTCATCTTTTACAATCAATTTTTGATTGGTTGTGCCGCTTGAAAGTGTGATTGTAATATTTCCAGTCGCAGCACCAATGTAGGTGTGACTGGTTGTGGCTACAAAACTACCTGTGATAACCACTCTAGATGAAGGAAAACTGGAACCTCCAGCGATCCCTTGGGCACCAGTGGCACCAGTGGGGCCTGTTGCACCTGTATTGCTGGCTGAGCCAGGAGATCCAGTGGCGCCTGTGTAGCCTGTGTAGCCAGTGGGGCCTGTGACTGTGCTTGATGAACCTGTGTTGCCAGTGGGACCTGTCACTCCAGGAGGACCAGGTGGTCCTCCTGCTGGACCAGTGGCGCCCGTATATCCAGTAAAACCAGTGGGTCCTGTGCCCAGTGGTCCAGTAAAACCAGTGGGTCCTGTGATAACACTTGTTGCACCAGTAGCACCAGTGGGTCCTGTGCCCAGCGGTCCAGTAAAACCAGTGGGTCCTGTGATAACACTTGTTGCGCCAGTGGGTCCTGTAATTTCAGGTCCAGTATAACCAGTGGGGCCAGTCACCACACTGGGGGCGCCAATGGGTCCTGGGGCCCCAGTATAACCAGTGGGTCCAGTTGCTCCTGTGTTGGTTGCACTACCAGGAAAGCCTCTGGGACCTGTGGCTCCTCTTGCGCCTGTGAGTGTGGCACTCCCTGGTATACCTTGAGCACCAGTGGGGCCAGTTGAGCCGGTGACTCCTGTATATCCTGTATTGCTACCAGTGGGTCCAGTAATACCAGTGGTGCCACTCAAAATGTTTTGCAGGGCTGTGATCTCTGCGGCACCTGTGACCAAACTGTTCTTGATTATTGCAAAATTATCTCTCAATCCTTGGCTGGGATTGTTATAGTTGATCAAAGGGTAATTTGCATTGATTCCTGTAGGGTTAATATTGCTGGTCATCTGTCCTCGTCAAGAGTGGCCACATTGTGAATATATTTATGCTCATGGGTTGAAAGGTTTTCCAAAATACCAATAACTTGTTCTTGCATATCTGCTGCCGGTTTGAACAGGCTGCTCATCAAACAGTGTTTGATAATAATCAAATATTGTGGTTGCTTGATCAAATATGGTTTGACTCCAATTGGGATATTGTTCCAACCAATCGCCATCAAATGTGAGGTTATTATCATCCCAATAGGTTGTATTGGTATCAAAAATTGTTTGACTGGCTGGTTGGAAATCAACAAATCGGGTTTGATCAGCATCAAAGGTGCAATCGTTGGTATCAAATCGAGCATGCCCCTGCCATTGGACACCAGTTATTGTTTGACTGATCATGTTGGCAGTGATGGCAATTCCGCCAAAGTCATTATCAGCTGTTTGTAAATATTCTCTAACCTGTGATTGTTGACTGTTTTGTATGTAACACAACGGTAGATTGAAATAAAAATCGTTGATCAACCGTTGTGCAGTGCTATCTATTTCATAACCACTCACATCTACAAAAGTTTGATCATATACATAACCTCTACCTGGTTGCAGCACTTGCACTTGTTGGATTCCCACAAGCAATTTGGCTGTAACATATATGTTTTGGGATTTGAAAAAACGTAATTCAGTACTGGGAACTCTATCAAAAAGTCCTGCATCAACAACTTGGAGTGCCAATGCATTGCCCAAATTGTCCACACTGGTGACCTTTAATTGTGCTGATTGATCTTGTCCCAGATCCACCAGCAAAATATCATTCAAAACAAATCCCACAGTACTGTTGATGATTGTTGCTTGTAAAAGACCCAGCTTGGCTTGTAATTGTGCCCCTTGTCCCATGCCCATAATGCGCAATGGAGGAGCACACCAATAACCTTGCCCAGGATTAATAATTGTGATTGACTGTATACCTGAGCTCACAGTGTCAACAACCACCTGGAATTGTGCTCCTGTGCCCCAACTAGTGCTCAATCCAAAAGTATCACGCAATTGTTTACGCAAATTGAAAATATTGGCAGGAAAAAACACGTTGCCATAAGCACCAGTCACATTACTCACATAATCCCATTCTGTTTGATTGTCCAGGATGTTCATCTGAGTGCCCCGGGGACCTTGATATCCACCACTATACCCCGCTTGTGTACACACATAAATTCCACCATCGTTGACTACAGAGATACCTGGCACATAATAGTGATAAGGATACCAAGGCAGCGGCCAACTTACTCCAGCATAGGGCAAGGGTTGGCTGTCATACGTCCACACTACAGTTCCGTCAACGATCATGCTTGATTGCCCCTGAGGAGGCAAGGATGCAGTTGTTCCAGCAGTGGTGCTTTGGTACCTCAATCCCTGGGTGCTACTCACACGTTGATTCAAATCGATGGCTTGTTGGGGCTGCCATACATGCAAGCTGTCTGCGTCTTGTACATTCAAACTTACTATTTGAAAGTCACTGTTGGTGAAATTGGTAACGCTAAAGTAATTCAAGCTGACTCGGAAATTGTGTAACCAAAAGCTTATAATTGATTTGGTCAGCTCACTGTTGATGTGCCTGATGCCTGATATGATGGGAATGGCCAGGCGATCCAGCCTTCCCCAGCCAGGTTCATTCAATAGAAATAGTTGGGTCTCGTCCACCACACTTGTATCATTCAAGGTTATCAACTGTAATCTCTGCTCACCAGTTATAGGAATAGCAAATTCACTGTAGATCCCCAAATTTTGACTTTGTACAGTCCATCTAAATTGTTGAACAATTGTATCCACTGTATCAGTGGCTGTAATTTCAAAATAATACGTTTTGCTTTGAGCATGAAAATCCACATATCCTTCCAGCATACCACTGGTATGGTTGACTTTTGTGCCTGGAGGTAACATACCACCACTCAATCCGTATGTTACAATTTGTTGTGATTGCAGAGTTTTTGCTTGTATGCGTTTGTCACTGAACGCGCCATCCACACTGATGCCTAAATCACTTTGAGTGATCCAAGTTAAATTTGTCTGTTCTACTATCACTTGCAGACTGAAAGTTTGCACGTTGGTGACTAGGCTGGGATCAGTAATTTGCACACTAAAGCTATAGGTTGTGCTAACAAGAGGGTTGGGAGAAGTGCCAAACAACAATCCAATATTGCTTATGTTCAACCAACTGGGAGCTCCGGGCAGCAGTGACCAGGTTAATGGGCCCAGGTCTGGATCTACGGCCTCCAGTTGAATGCCAAATTCTATTTGGGGAACGAGACTGTCCAACAATCCGGATGGTGTAATCCACTGAGGACCAGTGGGCACGCTCAACAATCGGATTGTAAATTGCTTGTAGATTACTGTTACAGGTTCTCCAATAACTGCATAACACAGCAGTTGTTGTTGAATGTTAGCTCCTATTTGACTGGCCCATACAGGAGATTGATATTCAAAATCCCAGGTTACATCATTATCCACAATAGCATTACCAGTGCCAGTTGGCCCTCCACTGGTAGCACTAAAACCATATCCTTGACATTTGTAAATTTTACCCAAGTCATTGTAGACTATGCTGTTGGGAGTGTAATAACTGTTGGGTTGCCAGCCAGGATATATAGTATCAACTATGTTTACACCTGTGCCCACCGGGCCATTGCTGGGTGCACTCACTCCACTGATAGTACATCTATATAATATCTTATCATTGTAAACATAATCTGGTGTGACACTTGAGTAGGCAGTGCTGCTTTGCCAATCAAGATTGGCTGTGATTTGGCCAGTCACATTGTTGATAGTGATACCCTTGCTGAAATTTTGATTTAAGAAATCATAGTAAATGATTTCCACAGGATCCACTTTTGCCTGTATCAAAAAAACATTTTCACTACCTGGATATACATATCCCAGAGTATTAACATTGTCAGTAATCCATTCAAAAACAGGCACTGTGGGTGTGCCCAAAACTTGTAACTGGAAAGTTTGGTCAGCTATTTGATTTCCATTACTTATTCTAAACGTAAATTCATAATCCTGATCTTGTGCTACTGTTGCCAACAATCCTTGGATTAGAACAGTGAACCCTATTTGCTGAAAACTCAAATTTTCAGGCAATTGGCCATTCAGCAAACTCACACTACAGCTAAGTGGAGGCTGATTGCTTTCCCCAAATGTCAAAACAAGAGGATTGGCAGTGAAACTGAATCCTGCTGTATATTGACCCAGACTGGGATTGGACGTCCAAAAGGGGTAGCTCATATAAATATCCACAAACAATACTGTTTGTGGATATTTAACGTTCCAGACCAAGTTTGTTGACGTTTGAGAAAACACATGCGTCAACAAACTGAGATAGAGATATTCTCTAGCCTACAAGAGGTGAATTGCTGTCAGCCGTGACCAGATATAACTGGCATGTGGGGTCTAAAGCTCAAAACACTGGTTGTTCAAGGTTGCAAAAGAATGGTTTTCACATAATTAATTTTTTCATGCCATGTGAACTGAATAGCGTTCAAATCCAGAATGTCGCAAACATATACTCTAGGCCAATAACTGTTTGGACCAATTTTCACATTAGGATCATCTTTGTAACATTCATGCAGCCAGTCAATGACTATACCTTCATTATCATAGGAAAAATAAACACCATACTTGTATTTGCCAAATAAAAGTTTGTTACTAACTTGGACTAGATTTTTCACTTGCAGCCGTTGTAGATGATTATCATCCAAGGGTTTGTGTATGGCATCCACATGGGCACCAAATTGTTGTACAATTTGATCTATTGTGTGTTGATCCTGTACATAAATGTTCACATGCCAATTGACCCACGTGCGTGGTTTGCCTGATTTTTTGGAGCTGGAATTTTCTTCAGTTTGCCATACCCTTGACTTGATCTTGTGATTTTGTGGATCCAAAGTATCTTTACACCAGCTAAAAATTCCCTTGATTAGACTGGAGTTTCGTAACATCCTGGATCGGTTCCAGAGAAACTTGCCTTCGTGTTTTAAATAAAGAACCACTTTGTAGGGATACTGGCCAAAATACAGTCTGTTTGTATATTCAATTTTCATCACACAAATCCCACACTGATGCCACAACCACATGTGTTCTTGACCTGGGGATTGTGCCATTGGAATTGCGCTTCAAACAAATTTTTCTGCCAATCCAAGGTGCTGCCTATAAGTTTTAGTAAGGACTCAGCTGCAATCACAACTGTAACAGAAGGTTCCAGATCTATAAGTTCATCAAATCTAGCAATAGAACTTCGATCAATCACTTCATATGTATAACTATGTCCACTACATCCTTTGTTGTTGATACCCAAACGCAATGCTTGATCTGGTCTGTTGCTCAAAATACATTTGATTGCCTGTTGAGCAGATTCAGTGATTTCAATAACCTGTTTTTTCATTGAGTGCTTGTTCCAATTTGCTCCAGTTGATCACATTCCAGTAATGATCCAAGAATTTTTCTCTATCATAATCATAATCTACTGTGGCATGCTCCCATATGTCAATGGCACAAGCAATTTGTGCAGGCAACACATGATTTTGCACAGTTTGAATCTGTAAATCTTTCATAATCAAAACCCATCCATTTCCTTGTACACTCAGAGCTGACTGCAAAATTTTTTCCTTGAAATTGTCCACACTCACATGCACATTGTGGATAGATTGCTCAAGATCTTCACTGGGCAGATTGTTTTTGCTGTAGGGCTGCATGAGAGGCCAATAATATTGGTCGTGCAACAGTGCTCCTGCTTTTTGAAACAAATCACCACTCTTATTGTATTTGGTGAAATATCTTTTGGTCAGTTTGTTGTAGTGAACATCCACACAATGTCTGCTCATACAAGGTTCAAGAGCATTCAAACCATAAGGCAAAGGCGTCACAGTCAAAGGTTGCCATTGCATGGCTTCACAAATTATGTCCCTAGCACGTTGTATCAACATCAAACATCTCTTATCAAAAATTTTGATTATTTAATATGGTTGCACAAGTTTGTTGCGCAGTTGACAACCCTGGATGTCTTATATTCCTTGGTCAAGGGAATGGGCTGAAACATATTCATCGGGGAATAATCAGCTATTTTGTAGTGAATACCATGTTAATCTAGATTCAAAATTGCTGCGCCAATTGCGATCTAGCTCCTGTAGCTCTTGAATGCCAGACATTGGTTGATAACCCTTGCGTTTTTTAGATTGCACCAGTGCGTTTAATTTTCCTCACACGAATGATTTCTGACTGTGCGTTGTGAAACTGGGATCGCCTCCCGCCGTTATCCATCCAGGGCCTAAAGGCGCCTGGCTTTCTGCGGCGGGACGTAAACTGACCACTGAGCTATTTCTTTCCAGACCATGTTTGTGACTCCTTCAATAAACTGCGAAAATATAGCAAATGGTCTGGCATGTCAAGATTAGCTCTGCCCTCTTTTTTCCAATTTTACATTCACACGTTTGGGTTTGAACAAAGAAACAAGTACTGGCACTGCTAGGTGTGGGTCACATGTGCCGCATACAAAAATATCAATTGCCACAAAGTTATTTTCTGGCCATTGATGCCATGATCCATGGCTTTCCGCTAGAACAATTACTCCGCTGCTACCATTGCCTTCAAAAGGATGTGCATAATCAAACAAGACTGTAGCTCCTGTGGCTAAACATGCTTGTATCATGGCCTGTTGTATTTGTTCCATGGGAGCATTGTATTCACAATCATGCAGATCCAATAGCAAATGTTTGCCTGCAAAACAAAGAGACCCTTCTTGTATAAATCCCGCCATTCGTTTTCCCTTCCATGTTCCAACGTTGATCATGCTAATGTCAACAGAAGAGGCCTTTCAACCCCATGGAAGGCAAGCATTAGAACGAAGAGCCTTCTTGTCCGTGTATCAATTATTTATATGTTGCCACCTCTGGATCGCTTAGCATAAGATTAAAAGCATGTGATTGCAATATAGATTTAGGATTAGTCTTTCCCTGCGCAAGCCTGTTGTGGCTAGAGCCCAACAGATACGCGCAAGAGCAAGCCCATAGCCAAGGCCATAGCAGATGCAGGTTGGGCAATGCTGGATGGTGCGTTGGCCTACAAGTGCCAAAGGCAAGGGCATCATCTCATTCGGATCAATCAGTGGCTACCCAGCAGCAAAACCTGCAGTGCATGTGGCACATGCAAAAGTCACATGGATCTCAAGCAACGAGAATACCATTGTGATCTTTGTGGAATCACTCAGCACAGGCATACTAATGCAGCCATCAATATCCGCAACTGGGGACATCAACCGTGGACACTAGATCATGCAGGGCAGGAACTGCCCCAAGCACCTGTGGATGTGATCACAGATATTCTCGACAATTGGGGTCTGCTGTCAGTGACTACGATCAAACAGCCAGCTGTTGGTGTTTACACCAACAGTAGTTCATACCACTCGCTATTGGTCTTCCGATTTAAATAATAAATTTATTGCATGTGCAGCATTGCTGCTTCCTATGCCCATTTGTGGATCGATCACAATGGCCCTTTTGCCCAATCTAGCAATGTTGAGTTGATCGTCCAATGCACACCATTGCTTGACAAATGGATGGTCTTCCAACCATAATAGGATTTCTCTAGCTCTGTCAGAGCTCATGGTTCGGGGAGTACGCCAATCCCCCAGACTGGGATCTTCATATTCATAGATGTGACTGCAATCAATGTGATTGCGTGTTAGACACGCACAAAGTTGACTAAAGGTGTGTCCCCTAGCCCAACTGGTGCTCAATACAATTTGTGCTTGGGTTTGTGCAAGTATATGGTTGACTTGACTCACACATTTGGGATCAAAAATCACAGTTTCCAAATAGTTGTGCACAGTCAATCCCTGTTGACTTTGATCAAATGCTTGGCTGTCAGGCAATAAAACGCCATCAAAATCCAAAAAAACTATCTTGAGCATGCATTGGTCCTTTTGACATATGTATCTATTTAGATTATTCTTGTGCATATTCAATCAACGGAGGATAAATCGTTGAGTTACCTCCCGCCGCGGAAAGCCAGGGCGCTTTAGCCGGGATGGATGGCGGTTTGTGACGCAAATATTTTTTGAATCTGGTTGCATTTGTGTTAACCGCTATGTATAAACAATATTAGTGATGTAGCAAGAGCCCTAAGGGGCTTGGGATATCCCGGTAGCAATACCGCAGGGACTAGGGCAGGAAGTGCCACAAGTCCGTAAAAAAATACCGCCTGTGGACCGGAACACACCAATGAATAAGCCCATTGGCTAAAGGTGAACTGGAATCTAGCAGGAAGCCACATCCCTAGAGGGCGTGGTACTTCACAAGTGGAACAAAAGATGGTTATTGTTGGCACATCCCGTGGCCACATGGAGCAAGGACCAAACAAAAGTGGGTACAGTGATTTTTGATCACCAGTGGAACAAAAGATGGTTATTGTTGGCACATCAAGTGGCCACATGGAGCAAGGACCAAACAAAAGTGGGTGCAGTGATTTTTGATCACAACCGCAATCCTCGAGGGTTTGGATACAATGGTATTCCACGAGGATTGGATGATCAGAAATATTTGGATATAGAACAACCCTACAAATCCTGGACATTTGAACATGCAGAAAGAAATGTGATCTACAGCTGCGCACGTAATGGTATCAGCTGTGATGGTTGTACACTTGCTGTGACTCATTGGCCGTGTTGCGATTGTTCCAGGGCTATCATCCAGAGCGGAATCAGCCATGTGTTGGTGGATCAAGCATGTATGGATCCCAGCCTGCCATTTTTCCAAAAATGGCAGCCTCAAATACAACTGAGTCAACAACTGTTGATGCAAGCGCAAGTAAACTGGCTGTTGGTAGATTTGAACCAGGAAAAATAATAAATATGGTAGACGATAATCAAACACAAGGATCAATCATGAGTGAATTAGGTACAAGCCTCAAAGTAGTTTTGGCAGATACATTTGTTATGTATATGATGGCGCACAAATATCATTTTAATGTGGAAGGCAGTGACTTCTTTCAATTGCACGACATGTTTGGACAAATCTACAATGATTTGTGGAGCAGCTTGGACACCACTGGAGAACACATCCGCGCGCAAGATGAATATGTGCCCTTCAATTTTGGCCGCTTGATGGAACTGGCCACTTGGGAAGATGATAATAAGATTCCCACTGCCAGTGGCATGATTGAAAAATTGCTGGATGCCAACACACAAGTGATCCAAAGTTTGAACGCATCACTGGAGCAGGCCAAGATTGCCAATCAGGAAGGTGTGGTCAATTACTTGGGCGCAAGATTGGAGATACATGGTAAGCATGGTTGGATGCTTAGAGCCACGGGAAAAAAGAATCGCAGCTGAAAAAACTCAGCCCCAGTTGGGTGGGCCTGAGGGATCTGCTTGACCAACCAGAGGTGGTGCACCTCTGGTTGCTGTGGAATTTTTGTCAACACTATTTTGCACTAGCTTGAATGCTTGCGCCTCTATTGCCAGGCAACCATTTTGAATCTCTCACTGGGTAATCCAAAAAATCCACATTTGTAATCACTTTGTGCAAAAAAATCCAGACCATGCCATTCATGTTTACAGGCAAGCATTTGTTGACCTTTTTGTTGCCAGTCTATGCCCAACAAGAGAGATTCCAAGGTTGTCTTCACCTGTTGGATTTCTGCAAAATCAAAACTGTCAAACTCATAATGCAGTAGTTCAAAAACATTTCCTTGCCTGTCTGCCCAATCCATGCTGAAATCTATCCCCCATTTGGGTCTATATTTGACTAGTTTGTGAATTATAGGATGGGTTTTGGCCCATGATTCCAATTGTTGCAGTGCTGGCCCCTGATATCCTTTTCTTTCAAAAATCAAAGCATGATTTAATATTGCTCCATCATGCACTTGGGGTATTTGTGTGAACCATGGCTGTTTGAGTGCCACATGTTGGGCGTTTCTATGCACGGTTGCAAGGCCATGATTCACTTGACTATAAGCTATTTCCAGTCTACTCAAGTCATATCCATTTTGATCAAACAAGTCCATTTGTTGAGGATCAATGGGATAGTTTTCAGGTAATGGATTTGTCCAATATGCCTGTGGGTCAAAATTACATGACAACAATTTTAAATTCATGATTGATAGTGAACTATTGTAGACTGGAAAGTCAACTGACTCACGATCAGAAGTTAAATATTGCAAATTGGGAGATTTATTCGATGGAAACCGGCAAACTTAATGTGAAAGGCAAACTGGATGTTAGTCAAAACAAAGAAGCTCTAACTGTGCCCAAAGGAACCATCGCTGAGCGTCCCAGCGCTCCCACAGGTGGTATGATAAGATTCAATACAGATTTACAAAGTTTGGAAACTTATGTGGGTACAACTTGGCGCACCATGTTCCTCACAGGTGCCACTGGGGGAACTGTGACTGGTCCCACTGGACCTGAAATAACAGGACCCACTGGTGCCACCAGTGTGGTGACTGGCCCCACTGGTTATACCGGACCTGAAATAACAGGACCCACTGGTGCCACCAGTGTGGTGACTGGCCCCACTGGTTATACCGGACCTGAAATAACAGGACCCACTGGTGCCACCAGTGTGGTGACTGGCCCCACTGGTTATACTGGACCTGAAATAACAGGGCCCACTGGTGCCACCAGTGTGGTGACTGGCCCCACTGGTTATACTGGACCTGAAATAACAGGGCCCACTGGTGCCACCAGTGTGGTGACTGGACCCACTGGTGCCACTGGTGCCACTGGTGCCACTGGACGTACTGGGCCTACTGGTGCCACTGGACGTACTGGGCCTACTGGTGCCACTGGGCCTACTGGGTATACAGGATACACTGGTACTACTGGACCTACCGGCTTGGGTATTATCAGTGTACAAGGTAATTCGGTAAATGTTGGTAGTGTGAGCACTCTCAATTTTGTTACTCCACTTACTACTACACTCAACTCAGGCATAATCACTGTTGGTAGTGCAGGAAGTGGCCCAAGTCTTGCTGTACGCACTACTATAAATGCCACCACACCTGGCCTGGCAAATAATGCAACATTGAATGTGGATCTAGTTGGGTTTAGGTCATATGTGTTGATGAAAATCCAGGTCAACACAGCCTGTTGGGTAAGAATATATACTGATACAGCTAGTAGGACAGCAGATGCCAGTCGTCCTATTAATACTGCTCCCACGCAGGGAAGCGGATTGATAGCTCAAGTAGTAACAGCAGGTTCTGCAACAAGTTTGATTAGTCCTGCAGCTGTTGGGTTCAATAATGAATCATCTCCCACAACAACTATACCTATTGCAGTGACTAATTTGAGCGGGGTGACCACAACAATTACTGTGACCCTCACAGTGTTGCAGTTGGAAATCTAACAAAAAAATCACCTGTCAGGCACATCCTAAATATAATATATGTGAACAAGGATCAACCAGATGACCTATTATACCCCCAGTCTTTTGCCTGTGCAAATCAATGCCGATGGCAGTGTAGTACGCACTATTGGCACACGATTTGAAGACAGTTTGAATGTCAAAGACTTTGGCGCTGTGGGCGACGGTAATGTGGACGATACTACTAGTGTGCAGTCCGCTATTAATGCTGCTCTTATTTTAAATATTAGTTCTGTATATTTCCCCCCAGGACAGTATCTATTGGATACTATTAGTCTCATACCTGGTCTATACATACAAGGTGCTGGTTTTAGTAATACACTATTAATTAGCCGGGATGCAACTAAACCTATCTTTGACTATACTACCCCAATCAATCAACCCAGTTATAATATCAACATTAGTGGTTTTAGTTTTTTTGATGGTTTGGCCCACCCATATACAGGAACAGCTATATCTTTAAATGGGGTAAATCAATCTAGTCAGATCTACAACATACAAATATCAGATTGTTACTTTGGTGCCCTAAGTGCAGCAATTTTTGCTACATATTGTCAAAATATACGCTTGAACAACTTGTTGGCAGAAGACTGTGAATTTGGTTACATTGTATTTGTTTGCGGACAAACTTCTTGGAACAATTGCACTGCTCTAAATGGCGGCGCGGGGAGTTTACATGGATTTTGGATTGACAATCTTACACTACCATTATCACAAGGAGACAACCATAAGTTGGTCAATTGTGCCACCTATAACCAAGGCGGGGGATTGTTGATCTCTGACACCACTAATGTAAGCTTGACCAATTGTTCGTTTATTCAAACCCAAAGTGGGCTCCATCCATTAACGGTAGTGAATAGCACCAATATAAATGTACATTCCAGTGTATTCAGCAGTGGCACTCTTGTAGCCAACTTAGATACTGCTATTGTTGTTGACAGCCAGAGTACAAGAGTCAATCTTGTGGGCAATACGATATATGACAGCTTTTTAGGCATTCTTGTGGAGGGGTCTCAACATACTATCAGTAGCAACAGCCTGTCAGGCAATCAAGCGGAAGATATTACACTTAATAATTCCACAGGATGTACAATTGTGGGCAACAGTTGCCGTAGCAGTGGAGCGGCAATAACTGACAGTATTGTAGAAACGGGTGCAGATTATAATACAATCATTGGCAACACTTGCTCATTGTTGGTGACTCCGATGGGAACTAACACCATAAGTGCCAATAATATTACAAGCATTCCCTAACACCACTATTTTTTCTTGCCAATGTCACTCAGGTCCGAATCAGGTGTGATATATTGATAAGCACCTTTGCTGTAGGCAGGTGCCACTCTCAGGGCTTTGACGTGTGCTGCTTGCAATGCGGCTTGTTCTCGGGCTGCCATTTCTGGATCATTCTGGTAGGTGTTTTGCCATTGGCTGTCAAAAACACTTTTTTTGAATCCAGCCACACCAAAACCATTGGTGCACTCAGGCCCCTGTGAAACTGTATGCACAGTGTGTTGTAATTTGCGAACAGGTGCTCGTCGAGCACTCAATTGATCCGGATGCACTCCCATTTTGGTGAGAAACCTATCATGTTCCTGTTGTGCTCGAATTTGTTTGGCGGTGGGTTTTTTGCGATGCCTGCCAATATTGTTATAGGCAGGTCCCATTAGGTGCATGGTCATAGACCAATTCCTCCTTGACAAAATCCTAAGTCCATGCCCTTTCTCTCAGGGCATGGACTGAGAATCAATGAAATTTATTGGCCATCAGTTAAGAAAATGACTGATGTTTGACCAACACTAGGCACAAAAGCATGCAGTCAACAATCAGATTGTTGACTGAAAACTTCACACACAAAGCCTTCGGCTACCATCAAGATCCCTAGCACTGACTGCATAGGAAATATCACCAGATTTGGTCTTGTGTGTGCGAACACGCAACCCCATCTGACGAATTTCGCTCATACGAGCACTGAGATTGCGCACTCCAAACTTGTGCAAGGCCTGTTGATTGGTCAGGCTGCGACCAGTACCTCGTAGATATTTTACAATTTGGGTTTTCTGATTCATCAACTGTTTTCCTATTGTGAGCATGTGTTCTAGCTCATGTGTAGTGTATGCTCACAATAGATATCAGTCAACGCAGCACACCAAAATTTTTCACACTGTTCCGGGGCCTGGCCTATCTAAGCTGCTGCCAGCTGGGGAACTGACTCCTCGCTGACCAGATTGGTATCCTCTGTGTTGTGGGCATTGGGTGTGGAAGTGACAGGAATCTTCAGACCCCGTTGTGATGCCAGTGTGCGGGCCTGCTCTGTGAGGAAAGCCATTTCCTTGGTCATTTCATTGGGCAGTTCCACAAACACAATGTCCTGGAACCCCTCCTTGGTCATGGTCTTCACACGAACATCTGCACGACCATGCGTAAAACGAAACTTGTCCTTGCCCTTGTACACTGCTGCACCAATATGCGTAAAAGTCTTTGCCATAGCTGTTTTGCTCCTCTGTTTCAGCTTACCTATTCAATATAGCACCAATCGGAAATCAGTCAACCAGTTTTTAGGATCAACAAAACCAATAATTTTCTCATGGGTTTTCCAGGTATTTGCTTGCCCAAGCATAGGATTCCAGGAACTACTGTTGGTGTGAACACCAACAGCTGGCTGTTTGATCGTAGTCACTGACAGCAGACCCCAATTGTAGAGAATATCTGTGATCACATCCACAGGCGCAGGGGGCAGGTCCTGCCCTGCGTGATCTATTGTCCACGGTTGATGTACCCAGTTGCGGATATTGATGGCTGCATTAGTGTGTCTGTGCTGAGTGATTCCACAAAGATCACAATGGTATTCTCTTTGCTTGAGATCCATGTGACTTTTGCGGGTGCCACATGCTATACAGGTTTTTGCTATTGGGTAGCAACTGATTGATCTTGACAAGATGATGGCCCTGCCTTTGGCACTTGTAGGCCAACGCACCAGCCAGCATAGCCCAGCCAGCATCAGCTATGCACTTGGCTGTGGGCCAATGGTTTTTGATATAATTTTGCACAGGAACAATCATGGCCTGACCACTCTCTTTTCAATAGCCCAGACAGTGTGCTGTGAACTACCACGCCCTTTAGGCTGTGGTAGTTCACAATCTGTCAAGGAAAGCCAAAGGGCTAGATTTCCTGGATGGATAGCGGCGAGACATAAATATAGATATTAAGATCAATAGGGACCAATGTATGTTCACACTTTTTACAAACAATACATCAGTGAATTTTCCAAACAGTCAATTGGGCGACGTCAATCAATTGGTAAGTGACAAATTGAATGTTACTGCTAGTGATTTCAAGCTCTATAATGTAAATAAAACTTGGAACACAAATACTAGTTTTGTTGCGGGAGATATTGTAGTCAATGTGGATAGGCCAGGAAGACTAACATATCTTTGTACTCAAGGAGGAACAAGCAGTGCTAGTGGATTGGGTCCACAAGGCACTCTTACTCAACAAACTGATGGCACGTGTGTATGGGATTATATTGATGCTGCTAATCCATTATATTTTCGCACAGTGCTTAGCAAATTAGACAGTGGTCCTGTAGATAAAAATAGTAACATTCAAGATGGTACAGGAACACTGCGTTGGAGGAATGTCAGCCATCCCAGCGTAGGATGGAAAACCAGCACTGCCTATACATTAGGCACTGTTGTTTTTAATCAAGGAAATAATTATGTTTGTAGTGTTGCTGGTACAAGTAATTCTACAGGTTCTGGACCTAGCTCAACAGGAACAAACATTGTAGACGGTGTTGGCACCCTTCGCTGGGATTATTTGGCTCAAATGCCAAGACCATGGACTAAATCTACAGCCTATCAGATAGGAGCCATCGTAACCAATGGCAGTCTAAGAATAACATATAGGTATTATATTTGTACAGAAGCTGGAACAAGTGCAAGCAGTGGTGGACCACTCACAGAAAGTGGTTCAATTACAGATGGATCTGTTACATGGCAATTCATTCCTGATTGGCAAGCAAAAACATCTTATTCATTAGACACATATGTTAATAACAGTGGTATGATTTACAAATGTACTACTGCTGGCACATCAGGATTGAATCTTAATAGCACAGGTAGAACTCCTGTAAATGTATGGAGCATAAGTGATCAAGTACAAGCTGGTGGTTCACTCAATCAAAAAGGTGCATTAAGTAATTGGGAGATCACTCATACACTAGGATTGAAAGATGGTGATGTTACACAAAGTTGGGGTGGTGAACGAGCAGCAACTTTTCGTATAAATTTTGGTGAGGCTAATGCTAGTGTGAACAGTTTGACTCCATGGATTGGTTCTACACCAGCAACCAATCCTTTTTGGGTTGGAAGCGGCATTAGGTTTACTAGAGGAGGAGTTGCACCCGAAGCGGGATATGCCAGTGGCAGTCATCTCCAATATTACAATTCAATTGTCAACAACATATATCGTAGTGACAATTGGTCAACAAACACTGTTTATAGAGTAGGTAAACGTGTAACGAGTGTTCTTACAAAACAAACCTATTATTGTAAAGTAGCTGGAACCAGTTACAAAAGTAGCATTGATTGGACTGCAACTACGTCGTATAGTGTGGGTGCCATAGTCTATGCCTCTGGCAAAAATTATAAATGCACTACTGGAGGAACCAGTGGTACGACTGCCCCAACTGGCATAAGTGAGAGCATTCCAGATGGCTCAGTAGTATGGACTTATTATGACATCTTTTTAGACAATCCTTACAGTACTAATATCCAGGATGGGTCAGCTGTTTGGACATTTATTCGAGTGGGTGCTAGAAATTTTAACAACCAACGATTCAATGAAATGGGTTGGTGGAGTGATGTTAACGCTAGTACTAGAACATTGAGTGGTCAGACATTGACAATTGTTAGCGTAGATGGCATGGCTCCAGTAGAAGAAAGTGCTGCATATAACGTTAAACGTGGCAATTCATTACTATCATTTGGTTGGAAAACTGCATATGGTACTAGTGAACAAGGATACAGTGGTGTTGATCCTTTACACGGAACACTATTAGCATTTCATGGTACTGAAGTCTATAATTTTCCCACAGCCGCTTATGGAGTAGATTTAAAAGATGTAAATTTCAATCAGAATGCAATCAATTGGGCACAGGGTAGTATCCAAGGAGGCAGTCATGCTAATATTCAAACAGGTAGAATACGACTACGTAATGCTTGGTTAGAAAGCACTAGCTTGGGTGCAAATTTAGAGGTCAAAGGATATCAAGGTATTCCCAAAGGCAATTTTTTGTGGAGAAAGATTAATTCATGGCAAGCTGGTCCACTCCAAACTTATAGCACAGCTAATAGTAGTACTAATCATCAGGTAAAAGTGCCATCTGGAATGGTTTATACTTGTATGGAAGCTATTGTGGGAAGTGTTACAGAACCATCAGGTTATGGTGGATATATTAGTGATAATAATGGTATATGGGCATGGGTTCCCACATTTGTATCACCTTGGTGGCAGCCAGGGCACAGTTATCAATTGGGTGATCAAGTTCAAACTACTGAAAACAATGTTTACTTGTGCGTGGTTGCAGGCACCAGCAGCAATTCACACCCCACTGGTTTGGGTACTGGCATAGTCGATGGCAGTGTCACTTGGAGGCTTAAAATTAGTCCGCCTTCTAATTGGTCAGCTAGTACCACATACAATTTAGGAGACTGTGTACAAAACAGTGCTGGACTATATTATATATGTGTTCAGTCACCAGTTGGTAATCAAACTAGTCAACTAGAACCTAGTGGCACAGGAAGTCAAATTCAAGATGGATACCTGTTATGGAATTTCTACAGTGCCACTAGTATTCGTTACTGGTTAGCTAGCACAAGTTACAGTCAAGGAGATATAATTTACGCTAACAGCGTATATTGGTGGTGCACAACAAGTGGTAATAGTGCTAGTCTTGGAACTGGACCTAGTGGTTCTGGAGATAAGACTGATGGTACAGTCGAATGGAGATCTTTTACACCACAAAGTGCCCTTGTGAATAGCAATCCATCAACTGCTGTCGTGCCAGCTGGATTAACTGACGACAAATATAATGGTACATTTAGATTAAGAAGCTTTACTAGTGATAGAGTATTAAATCAATATTCTACTGTAGAAACAGTTAATACTAGTGTTTGCGAATATCAACCACCGCAGGGTGTTGTTGATTTGATTGTAAGAGAAACGCAAACAGGTAGAAGTGAATATGTAACTTTTGATTCTAGTACTACTACCTTACATGCTACGCCATTGACAGCCAATTTAGATGATTGGTATAAGGATAGATATCTTGCTTACTATAGTGGGCCATGTGCAGGCTTGAAGAGATTGATAACTGCATATAATGCTAGTACTGGAGAACTTACTACTCAACCATTTCCTACCAGTCCCACTGCAGGTGCGCAAGTAATACAAAACTTTAACTTTAATGATAGTATATCTCCTAATGAAAACCAACTGCAGAATGGGTGGATTTGGACTGTGTCAGGGGGTACTGGCACAGTAGTAGTTGATCCAGAAGGCGGTATTGCACTCACTGGTGACGGCAGTAATCCAGCATGTTTGGATCAAGAAGTTACTATTGGTATTGGACAACAATTGCCCTATGCAACAGAATGCACCTGGCGTGTGGGATATAAGGGTGGTAATGTAGACGTATATACAGAACTTGTTTTAACAGTGAGCATAGGCACAACTAGAGGCGGCTCTGACATTTATACAGAGGAATTTGAGGGTTCTGCTGCTTGGAAAGCTGTATCTGCTCAATTTGATACACCTCTTAGTGGGGTTAGCATTTGGATAAGAGTAAGTGTAACACCAGCATATACGGTTTTAATACGCAATGTGCAGATGGGTGAGGGAGACAGTGCAACATTTCTTCCAGGAGTAAGGGCGGGCGTGGAGAGTAATCCATTAACATTGTATAGACATTGGCAGCCAAAAAATATTCTAAGTTTGCAATCACAAGGAGGAGATTTGGAAATTGGTGGTAGCACTACAGTGAATGGTTTGGTATCCACAACCAAACATGTGTTGGAAAGCACTGCCAATACATTGACTGCGGCAGGCACTGTGCGTGCTGATGCGCTTCAACTAACAGCCAGCTATAATAGGTTAACTACTGTTGCATCTGGCACTGGAGTTATTTTACCATCCAGTAATGTTGGAGCTAGGATTGTAATTTTCAATTCAGGGGCTAATGCTGTTAAAGTGTATGCACAAGGTATTGAAACTATCGATGGTATAGCTGGGAGCACTGGGGTAACACTCACCAATGCACTGCGATGTGAGTTCATTTGCATTGCTGATCAGACATGGATCAGTGCACAATTGGGTGCTGCAAGTGCTTGATATATAAATTCTATTATAGAATTCAAGGTGTGGGAGACAATTCAGTTCTCTCCCAATCGTTGGGGTAGACGGAATCAATTCTGGCGCGTGGGCTTGGCCCAGCAAAGGATAGAACATGCATGCGAAGAGAACGGCGTCCGGATAACTCGCGTACATGCAGCATACACATCGCAAACTTGCAGTGCATGCGGGGTCAAACACAAGCAATCGCGCCAAGGCGAACGATTCTCGTGTTTGAGTTGTGGATATGAAATAGATGCCCACTTGAATGGCGCTATCAATATCCGCAACAGAGGAGCATATAGTCCCTTTGTTAAAAAATATAAGATCATTTATAGAAATATATGATCTCAATAACTATCAGTTTCGGATCCATGTTCCACCCTGACTCTGGCTTGGCCGGAGGCGGGTCACATACCACGCCGGTGTAGAAACACCTCAGGTCCAGCTTGCGGTCAATGCCGTTGTTGAGCACCGTGGCGGAGTGCATGCTGGTCCGCCTGCTTTGCAGATAGGTCGGAGGATCCCAGGCTCCGATGATGTCCTTGGGGATCACCGGGGCATGCACGATTCCGTATATCTTCTCACCAAACCGTCGGTTACGGCTTTCCTTGGCATCCGAATGGACCCTGGTCTTTCGGATCGATTTACAGTCAGGCTGCCTGCTGCTGCTTGCTTGAGACATGGATGCGCTTGCCGATCTTTTGGATGGAAAATCCACGGAGGCTGAGCTCATTCCGGCTGTCAAGGTCGGCTTCCATGATTCCCCGGGAAAACTGTTCTACGTGGTTGATGCTGAACCCATAGATCCCTTCCCTGTCGAGGATGCGCAGGATCATGTTCTTGATCCGCAGGTATCCCAGATCCTTGACCTTGGACCATTCCATGCTACCATCCGGCATGGTGACCGAGGCAATGTCCTGGTCCGCCAGGATCACCGTCAGCTCCCACGCCTCGCCGAGGTGCTGGATGCTGCGGATGGTATTGATGTCGGCGATGTCGAACCTCTCCTGGATCACCGGCCAGATACGGTTGCGGATGTAGTTCCGATCATACCTGTCATCCGAGTTGGATGGGTCCTCGACGCTGATGATTCCGTGTTCCTCGGCCCATGTCTCGATCCTTCCCCTTGTTACGTTCAGCAGCGGCCGCAACACCGTAACGGTCTCGTCGTACCAGCACGGAACGCTGGCACCCATCACCTTCAACCCCTTAACACCGCTACCCCTGAACAGCTTCAGGAGGAAGCTTTCGCACTGAGCGTTCGCATGGTGGGCGAGAACCAACGCGTCGGCACCACTTTCGCAGAAGGCCTTGTATCTTGCCCGGCGGGCTGCGTATTCGAGATTGTTTCCCAGACCTTCCAGGCTGACCCTCTTGACCTCGCACCGGATGTCCAGCTCCCTGCAGGTCTCCATGACATGCTGGGCCCAATCTCCGCTGCTCGGATGGATGCCGTGATCGACGTGCATCACACGGACAGGTACTGGTAGCTTGCCTCGGTTCCTGGCCATCCAGTGCAGCATGGACATGCTGTCCACTCCACCGCTTGCTCCGATCAGGCAATCTTTCTTGCCGTGCATGAGGGAGGAGACGCTTTGGACGTCCATGAGGTCATTCTTACTATATTTGCAATGTGTTGCACCATGTGAGATCAAATTGGGTTTTGAGAAATTGGTCACAAAAATACACGGTTAGTTTGGAGTTTGTGTTGTGATGTGCCCAATGTTGGTAACTCAAATCTCCAAATTGAGTTTTGCACCAGAGGATAATTTTCCTTTGTTGATCCGCAGTTAGAGGAGAAATCACGGAATGGTAGGGCCAGTGTCGAGCCATACTCTATTTAAATGTTAGTTGATCTTGTAATTGGGATCCCAGCTCATGACAAACCACACAAACAATTCATGCGTTCGAAATAATAGACGTCCATTGAGAGGATCTATATCCCAATCATCCTCTTCCAAATTCTGTTTGCACCAGGAAATTTTTTCTCGGATATGATTTTCCACAAGAGTTCCTACACCAGGAATAGATGTTTGGGAGGATAAATCGTAATGAGGATAGGGGCTGTGCGTCTATTTTGTGTCATAAACAAATTATGACAGATTGATGAGAATAAGGTCAAATTGTGGGAAAGGATTGGTAGGCCGTGTTCGACTCGAACGAACATAAAATCTCTTATGAGGAGACGTCATTAACCAATTATGATAACGGCCCTTACCATGAATAATATAGGCTGAAATCTAGCAAACGTCAACCACATTAGATATAAATAAGAATGGTAATCCATTTGTTACAGCAAATGGAAACCCGGCTTGGAGCCCCAGGCTGTCCCATACACCTATTTACTTGGAGATCAGGCAATGGCCAAATACCCATATCAAGAAATCTGTAAATTCTGCACCTCCCCATTTTTGGTCAAAGGTGCAAGTTATGGTAAAACTTTTTGTTCCCCTCAGTGTTCAACCAAATCAAGACAAAAACATTTTGCTGAAAATGAATGTCGATCATGCCAAACAGCCCTAAAAAAAGGGCAGTTCAGATTTTGCAGTCAATCTTGCTCTGCATCATATAGTAATACAAGGAGACAACATTCATTAGATACAAAGATGCGCATCAGGAATTCGGTTGTCAAAACAAATGGCTACAATCCTAAAAATGATTATCAACCAGACTTACCAAGTTGTGCTATCTGTGGGGCCCTGTGTAAACGTAGATCTGCAAAATATTGTTCACAAACATGTGCTGTCAATCGTCCCAAACTAGTAAGCAAAAAATTACAACAATCACAAAATTGTTCCACTTGCCATCATTGTAACCAAGAATTTCTTACTATGCGTCGCCGAAAATATTGCGACAATTGTAGAGACAGATATAGCCATAATGGAAGAGCTGTTTTTTGGTTTACGTTTAATGTTTTTGATTATCCGTCACTATTTGATTTAAACTCTCTAAAAAAGATTGGCTTTCGATCAAAAAAGAACCCAAACGGATATACTCGTGATCATAAAGTTAGTGTCAATGAATCTATTCGCAAAAATTATGATCCATATTATATTACTCATGTAATGAATTGTGAGCTAATGTTATTCTCTGAAAATGCCAAAAAGCACACCGCAAGCAGTATAAAATATGAGGATCTTGTAAGATTGGTAGATGATTATGATAAGAAATTGTTATGATCTAACCACCAACTCTTTGTAACAATCTAGTCAATTCATTTTTGTAATCTTCAATTGCGTGAGATTGTTCTTTGGGATCTTTGATCTTGTTGATATCTCTTACCTGGTTGTTCAATTCCTGAATACTTGTTGGATAGTTTTATCTATACGATTGTCTTGAGACATTCGTCCAATAAATTTGAGTAATTGAGGATTGAACTCCGTTGCTGTGGCAGCATATTCCTTGACCACAGGCAACGCTTGATTGATAATTTGTTTGCCTAGATTTTGAATCTTTTTGATTTTTTGTGAATTGAATGCACCCTGATGGGCCAATTCAAACAATTTCCAACTGGGCACATGATACTCTACTCTGATTCGATCTTTTTTGGTGAAATAATCTTGTGATGTATCCACATCATATACAAAGGATGGACCACCTGGGAGAGGAGCATACAAATTATACAAGTGCTCTTGTGCCTTGGGTGATAATTCTTTCACATGATGATGAATCACATAATCAAAGAACCTATGCTCAGTATTAGATTTTTTCAAATCTTCTCTGTTTGTATTCAACACCACTTGATTGATGTCAGTGTCCTTGTCCTGTAACTGGTGTTCATATTTCTTGATTATTTGATCAATTTCAATGACATATGTCCCCGGTGGCACAACAATTTCGCTTTCATGTCCTACACCGCTTGCATCCACATCTATTGCTTGATTTGCGTCAAGGTGCATTTTCAAAATCACGCCTCTGTAACCGCTGAGTGCTTCTTTCCTTGATTGTTGGATCCCATGAGCTGCCATAACCTGAGGATTGAGTTGGTAGGTAGGTTGGGTGACAGCAAATTGACGGGCTGTTGTGGGATCTTGGCTCCAACTGCTGACTACTGAGAACGTCAAGCTAGTTTGTTTATTAGTGAACTACCACGCCCTAAAGGGCTGTGGCTTGCTGCTTGATCGTATTGGCTGACAGCAGACCCCAATGAGTTAGAATATCTGTGATCACATCCACAGGCGCTTGGGGCAGTTCCTGCCCTGCATGATCTATTGTCCATTGTTGATGTCCCCAATTGCGGATGTTCACTGCTGCATTCGTGTCTCTGTGCTGTGTTGTGCCGCAGGCGTCGC